ATATTTCTCTGACAGAGTAATTGCTTTAACTTCTCCATTCATGCCCAATCCCCTTAATAGATATTGTAATACGAAAGGAGCTTCATCCACCAAAACATCCTTGTCAGTGATCTTACTGCCTCTTACTTTACCCGAAACAATATCATTAACAGTAATAGGCTCAGGAATTTCTAAACCGTATCCTTTAGCTTTTTCTATTAAACATTTTTTATGAGCGTCTGTTGCACAAAGAATTGGTGCATCATTAAACTCACTTGCGTAAAGTAGTCTTGTGGTCTTACCTTGACCCCTACCTAAATTAATAATTTTCATATATTTTTCTCCTTATTAATATTAATTAAATCATTGGTAATCAAACCTTTAAACTTAGGTTCGTTTCGTACAGTTTGTTGAATATCTGCCCACCAAAATTTATTCCAAACATTTTTGGGAATGTATTCGAATGTTCTTAAATCATACCATCCATATTTCTTTTCATAATCAACACGAAATACAAATTCTCCATCTGTTGCGTATAAATTATTGTTCCAAATTTCTTTTGGCGGGTATGTTTCACAATTATGCCAAACGAGTTCCATCGTAAATTTATCCATATATTTTTACCCCTTACTCTATATCAATATCTAACGGTATTCCTCTGCGTCTACTAAGTTCAATCTCACCACTTTGCAATTCTCGCAATCTATTTTTACAATCTTCATCCGTTTCATATCCATGACAGAAAATCATATTGTCTGGTGCTCTCCACTTATCAATCAAATCAACAATAAAATATATTACTGTACGTCTTGGATTAAATGGCTTTGTGCAAATAATATACCTATTATCTCTTGCTCTGACTTTAAAAGGTCTCTTTTGGTTTGGGATATAAACTTTATCTCCAACTTCAACTCTCATTGTGAATACCTCTTGGAATGTTAGTTTTAATTGTTGTTATAAATTTTCACTGTTGAATGTTGATTCTTTTTCAAACAAAATTCAATTGCTGCTTCTTTATCTGTGAATAATCTGTAAAACCACTCTTCGGGAATGCGATTTCCATTATACTCTAGACATACACCAAAACAATTTGTCGCCCAAATCGAACTAATTCTTGTTTTAATAAGTACCCATTGTGTCTTTCTAAAAAGTCTTTCTTTTGGATAGGCATAATAAATATCTTGTCGATATTCAAATGGGCATTCAAAAGTTTTAGTATTTGCTTTATGTACAACGCCACCATAATCGACATATTCTTTTGAATTCATTGTTACTGTCCACTTCATATATAATTACCTCTTAAAAACGAAATTTTATTACTACTCGCCGCAAATGTATCTAAGTACATCTATAACATCCAATAAGAATTTTCTTTGAGCTTCCTTGTCTTCATAAAAATTATCTGAATAATATTCTTTTGCAATCCAAGATAATTCTTGTTCAATTCTTGTTTTATTATTTCCATCACCAAAACTACTCATATAATTACACCTCTTAAAAACGAAATTTTATTACCTATAATTTCCACATATTTCTTTTAATTATATTTCTTATCTCTTCATCACTGTATTTACTCGCTATTTCTTCCTCTATTTGATTAGTAAAATAATCATATATCAAAGCCATAAGGTCGTCATGTTCTGCGATTTTTCTATATTTATATTTTGATGTCTCAATATAATCTTTACAATTATCGATATGAAAATCATTTGATATTTTATATAAATTTTGAAATATAGAACATTCACCAATTTTTTCACAACTATAACAAATCATAATTACCTCTTTACTTTAACTCTTCAAGTTTTCTTATCATGTTGTTTATAAAGCAATTTCTGCTTAATTCCCATTGATGTTCTCTTTCAAATTCTTCTGTCATATCATCACTGGTTTCGTCTATGTTAGTATATTTCTGGTCATTCAACCAAGAAATTAGAGTAGAAACTTCTATAATAGGAACACCAACAAATTCTCCTATAATTTCATTTTCAAGAAAGAATGCAGAAAAACCTTTTCTAATCCACGTTTTGACTTTCATATATATTTACCTCTTAAAACAACAATTTTATTACTCTTTATATGGTTCAAGTAGCGGTTTCCACGCAAGCACTTCAGCATCTACAACTCCGAATCGTTCAGAAAATGTAACATATTCCCACCAGCCTTCTGGAATTATGTAAGCATCTTTTTCTTCGTCATACTCCCAGTTATGACAGTCATCCCACCAAAAACAACTATCTTCTGTATTTATATTTCCGTCTGTATAAAATGCTCTTGCTGTAAAATACGCTGTTCTTTTCTCATCGCCAGACCCTATATAATTTCTTTTACAACTTATTTCTACTTCTTGTTCATTCTCTGGCAATCTTTCACTACAAGGAATCCATTCGTTCCAATCTTTATCTACCCAAACACCTTTTAACTCATAAATATATTCTGCTAAAATGTCTGAAGGTAAACTTAATAATTCTAATACTTCTGACTTTTTAATCCACTCTTCCATAACCTTACCTCTTAAAACCTTTATTTTATTAGCTTATTATCTAAAGCAACTCTAATTTTTTGCCATAATTCTTCACTACAATTATAAAGAAATTCGTCAAAAATTCTATTATATGCATCTGTAAAAGCATAACCGCTCCCCATATAATCTCCTACGCCTATTCGTATAGGACGCAATACTTTTTGTTGAGTTTCTTTGGGCATATCGCATAAAAGAATTAACTCTGCAATAAAATCAATTGCATAATCTAAATCATTCATGTTTTTCACCATTTAAAATCTTTGTTTTATTAATTATTTAATCATTAGAATCGTGCTAACCTTGTACGCTGCTATAAATCTTTTCGATATCTCCCATCGTCATCTACAATCCTCACACCTGTCCTCATTGCTTGGCTTAGAATGTTTTTCTCTAGTATAAGCAATTGCTTCTTTTAGAACCTCAAATTGCTCCCTACTAAATTTAGCATCTCTTATCTTTTTGTTTAATTCTCTTTCTCTTGGCTCGTGTTCTTCACCAAAATATTTGACGATATTATCATCAACGCTTTTTAGCGTATTCAAAATTTCATTTTGTTTTTCTAAAATGCGTTTTAAATAATAAATATCGTCTACATCTTCCCAATGAAGCCCATAGTCTTCTCCCTCTCTTTTTCTTTTACCAAACATAACCTTACCTCTTAAAATGAATCTTTTAATTCCCCATAATGACAATAACCATTTGGTTCTGTCGGCATATCCCATTGGTCAGTCCACATACGGCATGTTGGCTGATTGTCATTGTCCCATTCTTGATAATGCTTGCATTCCTTACAACGAATTACTTCGACTGCATCTACAGTTGGAATATCATAAAGATGTTCAAACGGAAGCAAAATAAGCTTTTGACCGCCTTCAACCGTTACCTCGAAATTCGGTAACTTAGATATTTCTATATATCTCTTTTGCATTTCTTACCTCTTAAAACTAATCTTTTATGTTCCTATCGCTTCTGCAATTTCTTTAAACAGCTCAGACAACTCAATGCATTCTTCTTTGGTGAGGTCGTGATAATACCATTCATCACAACACTCCTGTATGTAAAAATTACCATCTTGTTCATACCCAATACATATTACTCTATCATCGCTCAATCTTCTTAATAAATCTCTATGATTTAGAAGCACCTTATTATTGTCAAGCGTTGCTTTAAAATCAGATTCATACATATTTATTACCTCTTAAAATTCAGCTTTTATAACCTTAAATATCATAGTTAGATTGAACATTGTGCTTTTCAAACCTATATTTCTGTTTGATATCTGGATATTTTTTATGGTCTACTTCTTCGCAAAACATTTCTAATGGTCTTGCATAAGTTTGAAACGGAGAATACATTGCTTGATAAACTACCAATCTTTCGCCTGTTTCTGTATGTTCGGCAATATTTTTAATACAATACAAATATTTATTTTGTTTTCTTTCTTCTTCAGAAATTGTCTCCCATTTAAAATGTCTTACAATATCTCCAAACTTCATAATTCTTACCTCGTTCTTTTAAACCATTTTTCAACCAACTGAAACAGCCTACGCTTGAAGCAGCTACCACCATACGGCAAACACAGCCATAGGCTTTTACATTTTGTACAAGGGTTTTTCATGTTTTTTACCTTTTAGAACTAACTTTTTTGTGCTCTTCCATGTAAATATTACTTTCTTCTATTTCCCATTCGAATTCTGAAAAATCGCCATTATCTGTGACGAATCTGCCTCTTAACAAATCTAATTCAATGATTTTGTGATAGTCACCATCACCATCTTTATAGTAATAGTCACAATAGCCAGACCTAAATCCATTTAAAATATCTTGTAATTCAGTGTTTATCATTTCTTCAAATGTTATGTGCCTCATATTTATCGTCTTGTTTACCTATATAACTGATACTTCTTACCGATCTTGTCGATAGTCTCACAGTCCATTGGAGCGAAACCAATACAGGTCAGTGTTCTACCAACGCCGTTCTCATCAACTTCTTCCGGCTCCAGTTCGGTATAACAGTTATCCTTAATCAGAAAAAAGTCTCTTCCTTCAACCATGCCCATTTCTTCCGCCAAAGTCTTTGCTTTCATAAGATCATTTTTGTTTTTGGCTTTAAGAATACATTTCGTAAAAGATCCTTCTATCCATTGTTCATACAAATCTTTATCAAAAACATATTCAAAGTCATATCCAACAACATCGTTCCAGTCGCTCAGTGGCTTTTCATCCCATGAAGCAAGTTGCCCTTTAGTTATCTTCATGGTGTATTGCTTGTCCCGGATCAGGCTGGTCAAGAATGCCATGCTTCCATGCGAGACCTGCGCTGCCAATTTACCTGGCGACATCTCAAGATCTTTCCTAGCTATAATAATTTGCTTATACATTTTTATCACTCCCTTCTACCTCTTTTTAGCTTCTGTTTTATATCTTTCTTTCCAATCTTTGCGATTAAAAATAGCATTAGCATATGTCCCTCGAAGTATAACAATATTAAAATCTTCACCACAATCCATAGGGTCTGTTCCTATATAAGTTACAAAATCGCACACAGGACACTTAATGCTATATTCGGGAATCTTAATACTACGGTCAATTCTACCTTCCCTGTCAATTGGTTTGTATATCCAGTTACTGATAAAGAAATCTTCTCTCGACTCCAAATTGAAAACGGCATTGCAACATTTACAACTAAAATTGATATCTTTACCGTTTAAATCCATTGATAATATTTTCATTTTTGCTCCTTAAACTGCGTTTTGTTAACTACCAAAGTCTTTGTTAACACCAAGTCTGAAATTTCTTCGTAAACCTTCATTGAAAAACTTTATCAGCTTTTCAATATTTTTTTTCGAGCACATTTCAGGGTCGATAACCTCGGGCAGAGGATGCTCTTCTTCAAATTTTTCCATTACATATCCCAGACTTGATTTCCCTTTAAAAAGCTCGTCTGCTTTAAGTATGTCTTGAATAGCTTCTTCAATAGTGTCTGCTTCAGAATGCTGAGTTGATATAGAAAAATATTTTACCTTACCATCTCCAAACCCTAAATAAGCAGATTGTCTTTCTAAAATTTCATTTACATTCTTCATCTTAATCTCCTAAAGGAAATAAAAGTATATTTTTATCGTTTGATTTAAGTCTTCCTCGTATTGTAACGATGCTATGATGAAAGTCTACAATTTCAATATTCACAGATGTTACCATAACAGAATCTCCAAATTCTCTAATTCTATCTGGCAAAACAGCCAAAGGCGGAAATATTTCTCCATAAAGCCCATCTTCGTTTTCTACTTCGCTATCATAATCGTTATATATAACAATATCATTAAGAACAATCTTAACAGGTGCGAAACTGTCAATCTTTTTAATCGCTTCATACAAAGTTATTTCACTACATTTCATAATTCTCACCACTTAAAACTTCATTTTTATGTGTCTCTAGAATCTCGTTGATACAGGTGTTCCACCCAATTGAATAATCATCACTTATACATCCACCCATAGTCCAAATATCATTCACATTGCGCTTATTTGGAAGTTGCTTTAAAGGACACCAATCTGGCTTTCTATGGAACATTATATAATTGTCATATAAGTCAGTTATATTCTCGTCACATTTAATAGGACAATGGTAAGAATATTCATCTTTGAACATCAAAGAACATTCGTTGCAACAACTTGGCATATCAATTACTAAAATTGCTTTACTCATACATTACCTCCTAGTGTCTAACATTGGGATATTTACAGTTAGTTCCGTATTTTCGCCATATCTCTGTCTGTGCGTATATCTTACATATGGGTCTGAGTCATTAAATACAACACAATCTATTGTTATAGTTCCATCTCTTTCTCTTGTAACATCTGTAAATACACATTGATTAAATTTCGCTTTATCTTCATCGCACAATTTATCCATAATGTCTTCTGGCGTAATATAAACTCTTAATCCATACATATTTGTCACCTCTTAAAGTTCTATTTTTATCCTATCGCTTCATTGTATTCTTCATCTGCTAAATAACTAAACGTCATAGTTTGTTGACCTTCAATTCTAATTTTCATTTTAAATTCTTCTTTTGTACTTTTATCTTCGGCAATACAATATATATCCATATACTTACAACCACAATCATTCACACTATTTATATGGATTTCTTTTGTTGGTATATTATTATTGCAAAGACTTATAAGTTCTGCATTAGTAACAATTAAATCTCTTTCTGTCATATAATCACCTTTTAATTGGTTATAAAATTTTATTTTTATCTGTTATATTTATTATCCCATTCAATAAAGAAATTTACAGTATCAAAACAACACCAATTCTCGTGCTCATCGTTGTGCTTATACCTAGCTGCACATTTATTGCAGTCACCATCTACTAATCCGCAAGCCTTGTCTTTATACTGTTCGATAGTACCCATTGTCAGTTCATAATCTTCCATAACTACCTCTTAAAAGTTTGTTTTTATGTGATACCTAAATCACAAAGAAACGACTGACAAAAATCTCTAACTGCTTTTGCCGATTCATAATCGCTCCAATTATGAGAAAGTCTTTCTTCATAATTCATTTCATTTTGAGAAATTTCAATTTGTGTCTTTAAATAATCGACAATAAAGCATAATGTTTCTTTCATTGCGTCTCTATTTACATAATCTTTAGTAAAATCCAATGACTCAATAAGTTCATTAATATTATATCTACACTTCATATTCGTACCTCATAAAATTCGTATTTTATCAATTAGCTTCTTCAAAATCTTCGCATGGTTCTGTTGTATTTTCTACCATTTCTTCAATTTCTTCTGCCACTCTATAATTCGTATAACTTTTTATTGTATTAATAACATTAAAAATGTCTTTTTTAAAATCACAATCTTCGTGTTTACATTTTCTACAATCTAACATATTATTACCTCCATTTAAAATAAGCTTTTTATCGACTTAATTAATGTCCGTAAATTCATAAGCAACTACCGCTTTTCCTTTTCTTTCACTTATAAAATAATCTTTTACGTCGTAAACTGTTCTATCATAAACTTCTTTATATACTTCTGCTTGTACTGCTCTATTAGCCATCAACATAAGTGCGTCACCAAAAGAACCATTAAAATCATTTGGTAGTTCAAAATAACATTCTTGTATATGTAACACTTTCAAATTATCACCTCATAAAATACGCTTTTTATATTTCTATAAGCTCACACTTTTCGATTGATGCTTTTTCTTCTGGATTATATGCATTAAGCATTGTACATACTAATTCCCAACCCATTTTTGCATTTGCTTCGATATCTTCTTTAGACATATCTAAATGCTTATCATTTTCTGTCATAAGAGTTACTTTGATTTTCATACATTCACCTCTTAACAATCTCGCTTATGTTCAAGTCGCCAAATATTATTACTTATTTTTATATATCCGTCTTCAGACCAAAGTTTCTCACAATGCTCAACACTTGCCTTGGGACTGGTGTATCGTATGCTATCAATCTTTTCTAAAGATGTGCAAATCATTTTACCTACTTCGTGATAGATGTCATCGGTATATACAACTTTGATATAAGGAATGTAGTCGTTTGCTATGATATTATATTTTGTGTAATAAATATTATATCTCGTCATAATTTACCTCGTCTTAAACGTATTTTATAGACTTGCAAATTCTTGTCCTAATTTAAATAGTCTATTGCAAACATCCGTATATTTTTCCAACTCCATTTCTGGATCTAAAGATTTTTTAATCTCTTCCAGCCATTCTTTTGTTTCTAAAATTTCTGTAGCTTTTCTATATGTTTCTATTGTCATAACTCACCTCATAAAATACGCTTGTTATTTCTTGTCACATTCATAATTCTCGTGACAAACAGCAGCTCCACTAATGGTCTCTGAATATTTACTATGCATTAACTTGCCATTGTCAAAATAGTAAACCTCCGTCACAGTGCAAGACGGTGACGAAAAGAAACAATCTTTTTTAGGACAGACATATTTTTCTTTTTTAATAATCTTTACCATAGTCACCTCTTAAAATATGTTTTTTAATCTCTCAAAACAATACCAATTTCGTTATAGTTCATACAATCATCGTTATTACAAACATACTCAATTTGAACAAACTTAGGAAGATAATCAGCACTCGTTAGCAATACCAAAAGGTCTGTATCGTCATCATATTTAAGTTCTTCAAATTTCTTTAAAAATTCTACAACCTTCATATCAACCTCTCCAATCGTCAGGAACTGAAAACAAATCTCTTACCTCTTCTTTATAGGTCATATGCTCTTTTTCTCCTCTACATTGTTTATTCACTCACCCACATCACCTACATCAATATACTTGATCTCATTTATGTATTTCCTATCAACATACTTGGTAAGCCACACCCCATTCTCAGACAAATAGAACTTAACTCCGTCTTCGAACATTCTTTTCGCATCAACAATTAGCACTGCAGCCTTGCCGTGTCTGTTACCTACATTGACACCGGTCTCCAAATCTTTAGAGAAGTGAACATACAACCGGCGCATTGGCTTAATACCTTCTCGCATGATCACATCCAGGTATCTTGTGGCAGTGCCATGATATAAAACATCTGGCGGAGTAGCTTCTTTTAATTCAACATCAACAGGAACGCTATGTCCCTGATTTGCACGGATTAGGGTTTTGTTTTCATTAAATGAATATCTACCCTTATTATCAGTTCGCACAATCTCCTCCAGCATTTCCATATTAATTTTTCTACCACTAGCATTGATACCTGCAATTAGTTCTTTAACATTTGCCCACCCATGCTTGTCCAAAGTAATCCCAATTTCTTCCGGCTTATGTCTAAGAATCAAACTAATAAATATACTTAATCTGTCCTCTTTACTCATTTTTATTTCCCCTGTTTAAGAAGATATATAATCGTATTGGCAATAAGTACTATCACAAATTCAATCCAAAAAGGAGATAATACCCACCACCAAGTCCAATCAATTACACCGACCAGCTTTAATACAATAAACACAACACCAAGAACATCAAAGAGCCCTAAACTACTGCTTGAATTATTATTCATACACTTTTACCTCTTAAAATCTTGTTTGTTACCTGATTTCAACATCTCCAAAGTCTAACGAATCGTCTCTAAAAACTTTGTAACCATGATAATAACCAGTTATTCCATTTACATTCCCACGGATCTGCCAGGGACAATAAATATTATCGTCAACAGTTGCAATTGCATCGACTGTTCTTTTATTCATAAAAAGATATGGATTCATTTCTCCAGTAAAACACTGATATTCATCAATCATTTTATCTAGTTCGTTCATATCTATCTTTTTTACAATAGAAAATTTTCTGTTCACTATGTTTTACCTCTTAACTTTTCTCAGATATATAGTACAAATTATCGTCAACTCTGTTCTTAATCAAATATAGAATCTTTTGCTCTAAATCTCCATTTGAATCTTCCCAATCCATATACTTTTCAGTGTCTGGATTTTCAACAAATTCAATAAGTTCATCGATTAAACTAGAAAAAGATTCGCACGCTCTCTCCCCGGTATCCTGAGACACCCATCTATCGTAACTATTCTTTTCTGCTTTAATACGAGGTTCAAGTTCTTTTTCTATGCGCCACTCAGCAGAACTGCGCCTATCTCTTTCTAATTCCAACTCTTCTTTATATTTTGTCACAGTGCACGAGTAACAACTATTAGCCCTACATTCTTCACATGGAGAGTAATAGTATCTGCCATCGATATAAACGCTCATATTTTTACCTCATAGGATTTTTCATTGTCTTTCCACAAAATGGGCACCATTTACCAGCATCGTGTCTATATACACCTCTATGGCAATTGGAACAATGAGGATATTCTCGCTCTCCCCATCCGTTTTCAAAATCATCTAATGACATCACCCATTCTGCATCATTTGTTGACTTTGTATCTATAAGCATTGACCAAGCGTTCAATTTCTCAGTAAATATATATTTATTTTTACTAGCCTTTTCCTTAATAACAGCAATATCATCGCTGCCCAGTGACTGTAAAACAACATCAGGTTCTGGAAAATCGCATAAATATGCTTCTCCACAATCAAGAATCATAGGTTAGCTCCTTTCAATTTGACTTAATGTATTGTCTTTATATTCTTCATCAAATGTGCCTTTGATCAAAAAATCAAATTTCTCCAATTCTGGAAAATCTATAAACATTTCCTTTGGTTTTTGCCATTTCACAGAACGAGTAATATGTAGATCCCTAAGCACCCTACAATCCTCTGTTGATTCTATGTTGCTAAATTTTCTTCCGGTTCTGTTAACTAGGACAAAAAACACTTCGTTGAACCCTTCTTTTATGTTCATAATTAAATAATCATCCCAAAAATTGAAATATCCTTCATGAGTATAAAAGAATTGTCTTCCTTCTTCTGTTTGTTCGACCTTGTAATATGGTAAAAAAATAGTTTTTCTTTCTGTCATGGTACAATCTCCACACATTCTGGTAATTCTCCGTTTTCTGGACACCTAATAAGGTAAATACGATTTGCTTCACCATCAATGGCGCTAACTTCCATAAATACTCTCGGTGTTATGGTCATATTTTCAACAGGAGTAGAATATCCTTTAACTTCGAATTGAGTAACTACAAACTCCATATTGCCACATGATTTAATCTTCACTCTTGTCCCAATAGTACAAGGCAATTTAATCTCAATCATTATCCTCACCTCATTTTTTAATAATGACGTCTCATTTCCCTTATAAGAGATCTATCAGGAAATCGATTCAAGCTTCTGCTCATATAAAACAGATTGTCTATATAAACCCTTGTGCCAGGATGCATCCTTGCCTTCCACTTTTTCGTTTCCCACCAAACACATTCGGCATCCCAATTAAAATCTTTTCCCATATATGCACGGCCAGCCGCCACATAGTCACAAAACATTTCAGTAGCATACTTCCATGGCATCTTAATACATGTACAAATTTCATTATCATAGCCATCAGTCCAATACTCATAGTGATGAGGATTTCTTCCCTTGTGATGCTGCCATGCCATTGAGAACCCCTTGTCCTTCTTGCAAGCATCTATGGGGGACGATGTTCCTTGATAATACTTCGCGCTTTCAAAGAACTCAATAGGTGAAAGTTTTGATAAATCATGTATAATTCCCTGCCATACCAATCCACACTTGCAACAATAGTAGAATACCCACCATTTATGCGTCATAATTTTTTTAAGGTGTTTCAATGCGTTACTCATTTTCTATCTCTTTCTTTCCGCAGTTCCAAACGTAATCTAAAAACACATCCCAATTATTTATTATTTGTGCATAGATATCAACCTTAATAGCCTCTCTACCATCTCCACCACACCAAGCAGATATCATAACTTCATATTCGGCCTTACACCAAAAATAATATTGCAACTCTGACTTAAGTTTTTCACCAAATTCTTCTTTGGTTTTACACTTTCTCAACAACTCATGTGTATTGCGGCTAAAGGCTCCGTGATTAAAGATATTTTCCACTTCAATCTGTTTTTTGTTTATGTTATGGCAAAATATATTCCATCTCATTAAGTAATTTCCCCCTCTCCCTCAAACCACAATCTCAAAATATCCTCGCCATTCGGTATATGCTCTAGTTCTGGGAAGAATTTACATCCATCGTGCAACTCACACCAAGCACACTCTTCTTTTCGGCCTGTGTCTTTTATAATTACTATTTCTGATTCACAATTGTTGCAATAGATCTTGTCCCACCAACGCATCCAAGGCGATCCGTCAAATGCGCCGTATTTGTCTAACCATGTGACGAGCTCGTCTATATCCAAAGACTTGAAAAGATCGAGTCTTGTTAGATGGCTATTTTTCATCTCGTTCTTGTTCTTCATCATTTTGTTCCTTTTCTGTGTGGTCTTGATAAATATACCAAGACCACAACTCCATTTATTCTCCGATCACATTAATCTGGCACATCTTCATCGCTTCAAGTGCGTTCTTATGACTCTGAGGTGTCACCCCCGCACAGCAGCTTGCATCTACAGTGATTTTTACCTCAGGGAAATCTGCTTTAAGAATCATTGCATTTGAAATAACACAAATATCTGTGCATAATCCGCATAGCTCTAATTCATCTCTAGACCCAAGATCAAAAACACAAGACCAATAAGGATATCCAAAAGACCATTTATTAATAATGTATCCATTGTCAGTTCCGGGTAGCTCATCACAAATTTCCCAACCAGAAGTATCAACAACACAATGAGAAACTGGAAGATTTTTTCCTTCTTGGGTATGTAAATAATACTCATCATGCGTGTCTCTGGTGAATATTACCCGATCTCCCCGGTCTAGATATTCTTGAATTTTTTGTTTTACATTAGGCACAATTGCTCGGGCTTCGGCTGTTCCCAATGAACCATCAATAAAATCATTTTGCATATCTATGACAATTAACACTCTCATTCTCTATCCTCCAATGTTTCCTGTGGGATTATCCTATGCATCAAATCTACTAATTCCAATATTTCCTGCAGGTTATCTTTGTATTTGTTGTATAGTTCCCAAAATCTCATACGATCAGGCTCGCCTGGGTTTGCTACATGACTTGCCAGTGCTTCTACCTTGTTAATCATACGAGCATGCCCCCAACAACCTTACTTACAACGCCCATATCAATCTTTCCTTTGTGATTTGCTGAAATCAGTTTCATAATCTGCCCTCGGTTAGACTTAACCAAATCAATCTGATGGTTTGCGCAAATATCATCTACGATTGCTTTGATCTCCGCTTCGTCCGCAACCAACTCAGGAGCAAACTCCTTAACCACCGCCATCTCCATTCGATAATCCTCCAACGTCACCGGTCTATCCGCAGGACAAGTGTCAATCATCTCCTGAACCATCTTTTTGTATTTCAAAAGAACCTCATCTACCAAGGACTCCGGAATATCATTTCGGCAATTTTTATTGATAGCTGCCGTTTTGGTACGATCAATAAGATTGGATATAACCTGCTTACGAATCTTATCTTTATTTTTCATTGCCGTAATCATCTCTGACTGTAATTTTTCTAATGTCATTATTCTTATAACTCCCCTTTAACAATTTTCTCATTGATTTCCATTTGAAATTCCTGAATCTTTTTGTAATTTGGCTTATCCGGTAGGCTTGTATTTTCTTTTGCATACTGCAAACGCTTTTCGTATTCATTTACAATATCGTAAAATTCAGGAATTGGCTGATTGTTTTCATCCAGATACTTACCATTTCGGATATCCATCAGAAAATCATGTTCTGTTTCTCGATAGGTGACAATCTCTTCTTTCTCAAGAATATCAAAACACATCAGATACAAACGAACTAGATGCATCATATGCTTACCCAGCTTACCATGTTCGATAGCCTTGCTATTTCTACTACCAATCTTTCCGTAATCTTTTACAATATTATGCATTTCAGACCACATAGCTTTGTAGTCTCTAAGTGGATAGTGCGTTAACTTCACATCCATAAAGATTTCGGTTTCGTATCCTTCTTGAACCGCCTTATCGATATAAAGTTTGATTGCGTCATCCGGCATTTCAAAGTACCTCTCCGGGAACGAATCCGCCGCACCGATTATTGAGTTGAGAATGTGTCTTTCTCTGGCAGCTTGCTCAACTGTTCTTACAGCTTTGTTGTCCAGGCGTCTCAGCTGAGCGTTTGCATATCCCCCGAAAGACTGAGCAGCCCTTCTTGAAAGAAATAGCTTTCTGTTATCTAACAATTGGTCGCCAATCTTATTCTTGTATAGATAATGCTCTGGCTTTAGCCCCATCATTTCGATGACATTAGGATTACAATTACAAAGCAGAGACAAAATCTTATCAAGGCTATATATCACGGTATCTGTTTCATGGTTTTCTACTTGCTCAAAGCCATGGCCGGTAAGGATCTCTGCCTTAGACCTAAGCGCAACACCTCTGATGTCCAGATCTGAGGTCTCCACATTCGTTCCATATGCATGACTACCACCAAATCCTAATAAAATAACACTTTGATTTAAATTGTTTTTCATGTCTAAACAACCCTAACAAGCTGCTCATATAGACAAGTCGCCTTCTCAGAATAAAATCGTTCATTCAGATGCATGTGACCGAACCAATGCTCCTTAAAATCGGTAAGCTTTCTCACCTTTTGTAAATAATCTGTTAACTGATCTGGTTCGTATAAATGGCTACCGGCATCCATTGTCAAAAGCACATCGGTGCTTGGTGAGTGGGTAAGAATATAGTCCACCTTAAATTGGCATCTCTCCAAATTATCCCAACCATTTTCCATCTCGTCTTCTGAAGGGAGTTCTTCCGGCCACCATTCTTGACCATATACTCGATACATCTTATAGGGATTGAATCTCCACTGGGCGATCAGACTCTTATCCTTTTCGGGATCAAGGATTCCATCCTTAATATCATGAGAGGAAGCTCCACCAAAGGCAAAGAATCTTTTCCCTTGGAGTTCAAATACCTCTCCTCGCATCAGGTGGAGAACATGAGGACGAATTTGATGTACCTTACCACCGGCAAATTCAACTACCGGATATTCTTTTAATCGCCAATGATTACTGTGATTTCCATCTACAAACAACAGCGTAAATGGTTTATCCTCCAACCAATTCAACCACCATTTCTCTAGTTTGCTTTCGCCCCTATAATCCCATACACCGCCGAAATCCCCCAGGACAATCACGTAATCATCCTTAGTCATCTCATTTTGTTCTGGGAAAGCTTCCACGGAGAATCGGCGAAAATCTCCGTGGGTGTCCCCTGTAATCCAAATACTCATCACATTCACTCCGTATGAACTGATTCTTCCTCGTTAGAAACCATATTTGATTGCAGAGCAGCCTCTGCTTTTTTCATTTGTTCTTCTACTTTTTTACTTTTTGTCTTGGTGCTAAGCATTTTCTTTAGTCTTTTATCCTGATCTTCAATCTGCTTAGCCAGTAGAATGGCCTCTGCAATATCCAGCTGCTTGCGCTCTTTTACCCTTGCTCGCTTAGCCGCCTTTTTTGCTTTTCGTCTTTCTTCGATTTTTGCTCTTTCAGCCTGTTCTGCTTCTGCCTTCTTTTTATCCTCAAGCTTACGATAATATGACTTAATGGCACGGTTTACTTCTTTGACATATGCTTTCTGATAAGAAAACTCAGTTGCCTTGAATTCAATCCCCTCAGTCGTATACTTATCTCCATAAGCACACTTTGCGAGAGCAATGAAACAACCTTTCGTCATATCAAAAGTGTCAGGATGGCTAACAACACAAATAATCGGCTTTGCGTCTCTTCCATATCTTGATACCCATACCCTCATTACCTTATTAGGCTGAAGAATATCAATATCCTCAATCTGATATGCAGGTCTATTACTTGAATACCATTCAATTTCCAAGATACTGTCTGAATTAATTCGCATATCGGCAATTCTATATTTCTTACCTTTATATTCTAAAAAATAGTCTGCATTAATATCATCATATGTTGGCATAATAGCTCCTCCTTAAAATATTAATTTCTTTACTAAATTACTTCTTCTTGATTGCACTTTTGCCACATTCGGATCCCACTCATTTTTTACTTCAAACGTTTTGTTCATAGGTGTCCAAAGTGAATAATAAGGACATTCGTGTTTATATGTAGTGGCGTCTGGATTTTGCTCACATGCATAGCACCAATAGCATAATGGTGTTGGTGACGGTTTCCAAAAACCAGACTTCGTGTTTGTATCGACCTGATCCAGCAGCTTATTGATTGCTGCAATCAGTCGTGTTTCCCAACCTTTTGTTAAGGCATGTTGCCTCTGATCCAAAAGGATAAATCTATACTCACTCTCTATTGGCAACTTACCAAAATCATTTAAAATTGCTAAAGCATATATTCCAAATTGTAATGACGTTGCCAACTTCTTTTGATCGTATACTTTTTTAGAAGTCTTATAATCGACGGTTTTATATTCGCCATCTTTCTCGTCAATCCGGTCAATGAAACCATAAATAATGACTCGATCCTCCCAAACAAAACTAAACTCTTTTTCAAAGTAACGTGGTTTCCAGTCCGTATCTTCCATCTCGCTTTGAAGTACAGATTGAAACAAATTCATTTTTTGATCATAAGTCATGCCCGATGCATCATCAGGCTCGTACCATGTTTCAAAATACTTTTTCCTAAGCGTCTTTGTTCCGTATAGAAACTCTTTCGTCTTTTCGTCAACTACATCATTTCCATTTGACAGATAATCGTTTAACTTGTCGTAGTCGATACATTCTCCGCTTTTCAAAGATTTTCCTTTTTGTTCTAATACATAGTGACAGATACTACCAAGCTCTAGTGCAAGAGATGTATCATCAGAATATTTTTTCTGATTGTATTTAAGATTGAACTGATAAGGACAATTCTTCAACACTTCAAACTTAGAATAGCTGTATCTTGGTAATCCCACATCATCTTCAGTTACCGGTCGAATGTGAGGCTTTAATATTTCTTCATTCATCAAACTCTCCTATTACTATCTTTTCTTGTGCTTGTTTTACGTCTTCTGTTGTAATTAAAATTTTTTCATCCAAAAGTTCTAGTAGAACATCTTTTCCCTTATCCGTAGGGCTATCCTTGTACCCTAACCTGTCCTGACTATCGGCAATTAATGATGTTTTTACATAGGGTACTAATCCCGCCAGTTTTTTCACTTGCTTATTCCACCATATTTGCGCTTCGAATGAATTTGCTTCGTGATAGTCTCGGTCAGGTGCATAAATCACTTCGTTGACACCGAGCTCAGTAAGCATTATCTTTATCTGTGTCCTTGTGATTGCAGACCCACAAGTAGCTACCACAAAGCTGTCTTCGCCGAAATATGAATAAGCTTGTAAGCAGCTTTTCTCACCCTCAACCAACATTATCTTTTTCAGAGATGCAATTCTATCTTTTACAACGTGCAAACCGTACAGATTATTTCCTAAAGAGTGAGATAGAAACGTTCCTTCAATCTGAAGTGGTACATATTTGCCTATCTGGGCGATGTCAATATCATCCAAGTAGCGACCTCTGATACCTATCAATCTTCCATTCTTATCTCGATGGGGAATGACTATTTGGTTTGTTAGTCCATAGTAACCAATTTCATAACGATTCATTGCGGTAGTTGAAATATTATCATTAAGCCAATCTTCGTGTGGATAATAGCAGAAAATGTCTAAGATATTTTCGCTAATCTCTGTCAAAGTTGGTGTGGATCGTTTATTTCTTTGCGCTGCCTTGATTCGATTAATCCATTCAAAGTCAGTGATTCTTTGGGTTGCTTGAAATTCTTCTCCGTCTTTTTCAACCAGTTTGCCAGTAAACTGTCCAATCCACCGAAGAGCTTTGTACCATGTAAGGGTGCGTCCTTGTGTACGGTTTGCTCTAATTACCAACTCTACAATGTCAAAGTTTTCGCTACACTGTGTATAGCAATGAAACTTTTTACTTTGTGAGTAATAGTACAATTTCCAAGAATTATTTGGATCTGGTCTATTATGGCAAATGGTTTGAAAAATTAGATTATGATCAGCATCTCTTTTAGGCGATCCAGAACCTAGCTCCATAACAATCTTAATCACATCTTTTTCGGTAAGTGAGTTTAAGATGGCGTCTTTGTCTAGTAGATACATCGTAACCTCCCTTACCAATCGAACGCATTTTGAGCTGAGTTTGTTGGAACTTTTTCTCTTCTCTTGTTCTGAGTCGTTACCTGTTTGTTTTCAACTCTTTGCTTTTTAGGATTTTCCTCTGCACCAGGTTTAGCCTCTATTTCGATATTTAAGTCTTCTGGCATTCGAGACAAATCCGTTGAATTCATTTTTATGATTTGTTCAATCTCAGATGATTGAGCCTTATCAACACTCTGCAGATTAACAATTGGTATATCCACCAATTCATTATTACGATCTAAGACAAACAAGTCCCTTGTCCGCCCTGTACCAAAATCAGCATGCTGACAAATCTTGATCTTTGACCATTTATTACCTCTCAATTTATAAACGTGCCGGATCAAATTTACTTTCGGCATATTAATCATATTGTTTGTTATTTTCTCTAGAATTTTGGCCTCTGCAATGCTTGGAGCTAGACTAATTTCCCCCATATCAACTCTGTCTGCCATACTTTTTGCGCCTCGAAGCATGGTTTCGTCTTTCTCTGCGGAATCTTTATAGGTTCCATTTAATTGGGTGGATGACAAAATAAAACAATCTAGTTTGTTACTCAAATTTTTCAATGTGTCGATAAATAAAAACAAAATCTGATCTTCTCTAAATTTAGTTCCATTTGTTATTTGGCCGACTTCCATAATTAGTTTGTTGCTCATATGCACATAGTCGAAGAAAAAGTAGCATACTGACTTTTCTCTACGGTACTTTCGAATAATCTGTTCAATATCGGCAATACCAAAGTCGGGAATAAACTCAATGTATATAGGACTTGACTCAATATATTCTATTGCCTGATCAACACGCGCCTCTTCTCCGGGAGCGTACTTTCCATCTAGGATATGAGCTTCGTTTACCCCCGAAACAAATGCAATTAATATGCTTTGTATCTGAGATATTTCAAGCTCAGTACTAATAATTAATCCTGGTTCAGCAAATCCCGTATAATCCCATTTCTTTGTATGGTCATTGTAGAAGTAAGGAATTGATATACCAGCAATATCAGCAATACCTGTACGAGTCTTACCACCACCAGAACTTGATGATCTTAAATATAATTTTTTCCCTCTGCAGCCTCTTGTTATCGTTGACATAATTGGGGACTGCAAGGGAAGTCCATAATCAGGAACTTCTTTAAAAGATTCCTTAAGACTTCTCAATCCTTTCCCCGCTAACTGCCCCTCGTGGCTTGTGTTAGTAGAGAAGCGTAACCTCGCCTCATCCACCATTTTTGCCGACATAACGTCAATCATATCTTCAATTGACATACTGTCAAATTTTGCCGCTTCCTTTTCTTGAGACTCAGGGATCGCAACTGTATAATCATATACTTGTCGAACATCATACCCTTGACTTTCCCAATAACGCAAAAGACTAAACTTCTTCAAACGTGTTAGATAATATTGGAAATTATCCTTTTGATACAGATCAATTACATTTGATATATAGTCTAGTCCCTCATTGTCATTAAAGTCCTTATATTTTTCTTTGTAAGCGGAAAGATACGAGTCAATACAGAAGCAGTCGATAACACTTACTCCAGAGTAATACAGATTGTACACCGCACTAAAAATCAACTGATAAAAAGGCAGTGCAAAATCCTCTTTGTCTAGAGGGTAATCATCTAACACCGATGGTTCATTGATGATTCCTCCAAGACATTGGGCAATCGCTCTCTTGTCTATAAGTCCCTCGTTCATTACTTTCCTTTCATATTAAATTTATATCGATTTGTTTTGTCGGACGCTTTACGTTGCGTACAACCACCGTAGTTTCATGATACATGTCTTCTACGTTTACGTCCTGATAAAGTTGTTCGATCCTGTTTAGCTCAGCATAATACTGTTTAGCCTCGTCGTGATAGTAACGAATAAGACCAAGTCCATCTCCTTCAATCTCCTTTTGGAGTATCTCGTTTAAATAAACTAAAGTATTATGCATCGATTCAAAGGTAAAGCCTTGCTGATCAATCAGTTTTTCGGATACAACATAAACTTTGGCGGTCATGTTTTCGTCTCCGATTAAACTTCGAAGATAATCATAGTAAGCCTTTTTCTTCTGAAAATCTTCCTCTGACATCCCATCTTTCAGCTCTGCCTTTGGTTTTGTTTTGGGCGTTTTATTCTTCTTCTCCTTTTCTCTTTGCTCAATCTTCTCTTTCTTATCTGCATGAACAGCTTTGACTGCTATATTGAAACATCTCTCATGCGCGTATCGTTTTTTATAGGGGACAAACGGTTCAAAGTCCTCAATTTGTCCCCCACAACATACGCAAGTTTTCTTGCGTCCTTTTGCCATGATTAGATACCCAACTCCTCAGCCTTATCTAAAAGGTTGTCTAAGATAATAACCATCGCATCAATCTGTTTCTTCGAGCACTGAGAAACTTTCTTTCCTGCCCCCAGTGTTTCCTCAACAATTTCAGTAAGAACTTCCATTTCACCGGCACTGGCGAATCTCTGTCCAACATCTTGCAGGGCATCCATTACTTCATCATAATTATATTTAACAGAGGTATTCTGCTGTTTCTGCTCACCGTAGGAAACTACAGATGCTCCATTTGCCTTTTCCTCAGCTTCAATAGCAGCAACAATTGTCTTTTCCAAGTTTTCTGCGGTAAACTCCTGAATATATGTAGGACAATATTCAAAACGAGATCTTGCAAAAAACTTATCGGTCTCAGCTAAATATCCAGAAGACTTAATTACCTTTCCATTCTCATCCACACCATTGCTTGCAAGATAAATTACAAAGTCACAGTTATCGATGATCGGATTCAGGCATCTCTTATCTCCCTTAGGGCTGATATAACCATCTTTTTCCTGTGCATGTCCGATAAATACAACCGTATAATCACAGCTCAGGAGCAGATTAATCATTCTAAAATATTCCTTTTCGTACATCTGGTACAAGTTTGTTTTTCCGGTACTATCGCCCAAGGTTAGAGCATTTTCACCATACGTGGCGATAACAAAATCCTGGCAAAGGATAGAACTTGCATATACCTCATCAATTACAATAGTGTCATACAAAGCTCTTGCCTGATCCACAGTAGCTTTGCTAGTAAACTGTTTAACAAGTTTCTTAAACTCTGCCCAAGTATTTACTCTGTTGTACTTAACACCCGACAGAGCATTCAAACCGGACTCACAAGCAATTACATAAGGCTTGCTCAAGTGTGTTGCAACATAGGTCTTACCCAAGTTGTTTCCACCATAAATCATAATTGTCTTACCCTCTAATCCCTTTGCAACAACCGAAACCTGAGGATTAAAAATATCTACTGTTACAGCCATATTTATATTACCTTTCTTCCACTAAATTCTTCAAAATATTTAAAAAACTTATCTTCTTCCAAATAGAAAGCGTCAATGCCATACTGTGTAGCCATATACCCAATGAAATTCACCATTAATTGACCAAATCTCCAGTCTGGAAATTCTTTCATATGAATATCCCTAACCTTGTCATAAAAGGTATATAACCTATTTGGATCTCTCATCTTAAACCTCCAACTGAAGTTTTACTTCCATTGCACGTACATTTGCCCCGTCATCAAACGCATCAAGAATATGTTCCGTATTAGTCGTGAACAGTGTTGCCTCTGAGAAGTATGGAGTCCACCCACCTTCATCATCAACCCAAAACTCAATTGGATGATCAGTTGTAGCTACAACATATCCTTTACTTTCTACAATCATAATTAATCTCCGTTCACATCAACAATAATTGCATCTGAACCACTGACTGTGGGAAGTTGGCCGTTCCATTTATCAAATTTCATCATTTCAATAAGTTCAGGGGTTAGTGAATCTGCCAACTTTCTATTTGCCTCTGCTTCAGCTTCTGCTGCAATTCGAACCGCTTCTGCCTCTGCCTGTGCCTGTAATAGCTTGGCTTCTGCTTCAGCCTGTGCCTTTGCAATTGCAACTTTATTGTTATTCTCCTGAGTTACTAATTTCTGTTCAGAAGAGAACTTTTCATTAATCGCTGCCTGAATTTCGGGGTCATCATATTCAATTCCGTCTTTCATTCCTAAAACAGTAATTGTGATTCCTTTACCTGCAAAATAAGTCTCAACATCATCACGAACAGCGTTCATTACCTCTTCCTTCTGTTCCAGAATTTCGTTTAGAGTTAATTTTGCACACTGCTCTACGAACTTAGATTCAACACGAGCTCGAATTTCTGAATCCATAATATCTGCTAAAGACTTATTGTTGTATGAATATAAAAACTTGATCGCATCTGATTCAGTGTAAATCTGCGCTGAAATATTCATTCCAACAGAAAAGCCAATTGATTCTTTTGACTCTGCGTAAATTGCCTGATTCTGAGTAGAGGTTCCAGAATCTTTTGTTGAATTCCATTCTCTTGTAACAGGTGTACGGTCAACAACAATCAACTTTGCACTCGCTCTCCAATGTCCAACCCAATGCATACGACCGGTCTGAACCCATCTATGAGGAATCTGAATTTCTTTAGTAGCCACCTTTGCTTGAGCAAGCAACTCTTCGCTTTCAAAAGAAGCCTGTTCGGAAGTATCTCCCACCAAGGGAATAAGAAATGCAGTTTGAGATGCTTCTATGGTGACAAGTTCAGGCTTATCATACGGCCTTACACAACCACCAAGAGTAAACATAAGTCCTACCAACATAATCAAAAGTACAATCTTTTTCTTCATTATTCAAAATACTCCTTGTTTTCCTTAATTTTTTCTCTAACCAGCTGAATCAACTTTTTAATATCGGCCTTAAACAATACCCATAAAAATATCAGCCAAGGGATCCAACTGTAAGATTTAAGTGACAAATATATTTGCAGCCAAAGATGAGAATCCATAGATATCCCCATTTGATTCATTGCGAGACTGTTTGCAATAATTGGATCCACACTTACTGCAATCATTCTTGCGATAATTACAGCTACTAAAACAAAAATACTTTTACGGATTATTTTTTTCATTTATCTATCCTTTTCTTGTATGGGTGCCGCAATAATAACAGCACCCATTTCAGCCATATTTATTTACCTATGCTTAGATCACGAAGTTGATAGATCTTCCTCTGGAAGCAGCGCTAGGTTTAGCTGTCGCAACAGGACTTGTGTTGTTTGCCTTGTTTCGAGCTTCCTCAATCTTATTCTCTCTTTCCTGAATAGCTGCTTTAATTACCGCTGCGTCATAAGGCTTCTCTGCGGTAATGCCTTCTTCGTAAGCCTCTGATGCTCCATTAATAAGAAGCTCGTTCTTATATTCGGTCTTGGTTTCAACTCTAGGTTTACCAATCTTCACGGGAATCTCTTTAGTGATCACAATTTTACTATTAACAATTTCTCCATAGAACTCAACGGTCTGACCGGGCTCAAAACTATCATTAACAGCATCTGCAACCTCTGCTGGAGCAATAAGAGTAATCGGCTCAATACCATTATAGGTAGGTACCCAACCCTTTACAATCAATCTTCCGGTCTCTTCCTGCTCCTTATCCAACTCAGGAACCATTCCAGAAATAAACATCTCAACACTATATTCTGCATTGGGTTCAAAATCCTCAAGATTCTTGATTCGATTAAAGAAGTTACTCTTAAAGCCTACACTTGCCTTGCCTTCTCGGCCTGTAAAGATATTAATGTCTCCTCTGGTAACCGCAACTCGATCTGCAGCATCTTCTCCAACCTCTGCAATAGTCTTATACTCGTCCATAACAGTTTTTAATCCGGTATAAACGGAGTTCTCTTTACCCTCCTTGGTCAGCTGATTTGCATAAACATTGAATCTTACACTGTTTACATCATCAACTTTAATAGTCAAGGAGCCGCTTAGCACTGTCTTTCCTTCTTTGGTCTCAATCTTCATGTCCTTTTCTGCAAGGATACCTGCTACTTTCACTTTTGCCTCTGCCTGTCTTAAATTAGTCTGTGTTTCATTTGCCATACTTGTTTTGTTTTCCTCCAATAACTTTTATAAAAATTTTTACTTATTTAAGAGACTCATGATTGTATGTGTAATATCTCTTATCTATATTAACATGAAGCGATCTGTCTCCGACCGTTTGTACCACCACAATGCACCCACACTCTGGGCATTTAAAAAGCTTTTGACTATATGTACCAAACTCTTGCCAGAAACATTCGTCATTATTAATCATTAATATCGAATGACATTTCTTACATTCTCTTTTCCATTGTTTTACTTTTTTATACTTCGATTCATCCATTGCTTTCCCCCTTTCTGTCATTTTTCTCATTCATGTCATGAAAGCGTGTCGAGCATAAGACACTTAATTCCGGTAACAGGACTCGAACCTGTGACTCCCGCTTTAGAAGAGCGGTGCTCTAGTTCCACTGAGCTACACCGGAGCGTTTAATGAACGGGTGTCTATAATCTAAACTTGCCAGTGTTTTATCCCGTTCTACTCTTTATGCTGTGTCACAAAGAGTCATTGGCACAAGTTATTATGTACAGAATTCTACACAGTTCCATACAAAGCACGCGCCACCTGCAGGACTCGAACCTACACTCCGCACGAACGGGGGACAGATTAGCAATCTGCTGTGATACCAATTACACCAAGGTGGCATTTTTTCTTTGACCACAGGACTTTCACCTGTGGGAGCAAGGGTTGGGTTCGTGTATGCATCCACTTCCAACAGTCTTTTTATAATGTTCTTAATCATAAGGGGGAACATTTTTTCATCTATCACAGTGACTGGCTGTATTAATTAGTGTTACCTTGCTTTTTCAATTTCTATGTTTGACAAAGAATTTCACGCGTCGGGCAGTAGGATTTGCACCTACACCTCTCACGGCGTTGCTCCTCATTACACCATACCCAGAATTCTTTATCTTGTCGCCCGATATTAACTATTGTACAAGATAGTTAATATTGGCTGTACTGCGACACATATCAATCGGCTCTATACTCACTATCAAAGAAACTGACCGGTACGGGATTCGAACCCGTGACGCAGCCGTGAAAGGGCTGTGACTTAAGCCTCTTGTCGAACCGGCCATATATCAGTGCTTCAATGATTTGCACCTCGCAAGTAACAAATCCCATAGTACACTGTCCATATCCTCAAATATGGTTACTAGGTGGTGATCAACCACAATCCCGGCCTCTATAGGACTTGAACCTACGACCCAACGGTTAACAGCCGTTTGCTCTACCAACTGAGCTAAGAGGCCATTTCTTATTCACCATTTACTAGCCTTGTGTAAAATCCAAAGGCAATTATAGTCATCCTAAAACATTTCCCAAGGTTTTTTACGAACTTTGACTTTTATCCTTTATCCTTTAAACTTTCAGCTATAAATAAGATTTAAGCTTTATGCTTTGGACTTTAAGATTTAAGTCTTAAGCTTTTACCACACTTACAGACGATCTGTAATCACTACACTTGTTCTAAATATTATCTATCTGATAATATGTATAATTTCGATAACCGCTTATCGAGTTTTTGTATGTGGAGCCGATTTCTTTTTTTGTTTTCACAGGTCTGTATCGGCTAAAAGACCTGCGGACTATTGTTGAGGATTTTCAGTAAACAATGAATAGCTTTTATCTTAGAGATTAATATTCAATAGTAATCTCCGTAACTGCATTTGATACACTCAATGCTGCATCTACCTCAGTCATAAAGGCATCAATTCTGTTCTGCAGTATTTCAATTTTCTCAGAAATCTTCAAGGGATCAATCAAATCCATGGTATTAGACTCAATGAATTCCTTTCTCTGTTTCTCAATTTCGGTGGTATTCGTCTTGCCCTCTTTTGCTCCATACAGTGCAATGATGTAAGCATCCGCTCTTTTCTCAAGGGCTTCTCCATTATCTTTAGTAATGGTCTTCTCTGCAGCAGCAAGCTGCTTTTTCATTTCAGCGAGCAGATAGCGATCATACTCAACGCCCTGTGCCTTCATTGCAATTGCTTCTGCTACAGTGTAATCAACTCCGTTGATCACTACTTTTGTCTGAGCGTTGGAAAGGTTGATTGCTCTCTTCAGTGCCATATAGCGTTTAATAAGGTCATTTGCCTTATCCCACGCACCCTGAGCATTTTGAGCAAAGGTCTCAAGAGTGATTCCATTAATCTTGTCCGCACTGTGCTTATTTACTCCACAGTATCTACCATTATCCACAGCCTTCAGTACTTTGTTCTCCAACAGCTTAAGCTCCGCTAAAGCCTTGTGAACACTCATCTTTTCTACTGTCATTACAATTTCCTCCTAAATTTTAAATTTTGATAAAAGAGCTTTTTGATTAAAAAAATACGTGGGTCATCTAGGGCTCGAACCTAGAACAGCCCGGTTATGAGCCGGGTACTCTAACCAACTGAGTTAATGACCCAATTTGTGATATATGGATCTAACTACCGGCTTGCCCATATATCCTTTATTTTAGAACGAAAGACCTGCTTCAATCGTTCATCTATATTAGTTCGGCATAGTGCCGTACAACATAAATCTAAAAATCATAGAATCATCTTCAAGATCCGAACACCAAAGTCTTGCTTCAGATACTGTTGCATTTTCCATTAGATTGGTCAGCCCAACAATCTGACACAATTTACTTTTCAGATTTAGTCTGTTTCCATCTCCGGTTAAGAGATATACATCTCCCTTACACCTATCAATCAATGTACACAAATCATGAAGATCAATGTTTTTCAACGTAATATCATTCAGGTTCATTTTATTAGCTCCTTTCCGTTCTTTGTTATTTTATATACTTCAGTATATTTTTTTCTTTTGTTTCTTTTTGAATTTTTATTTTTAGACTTAAACGTTGGCAACTGACTATCACAATTTGGGCAAATCAATCTTAAATTGCTTTCGCAATTATTGGTTGCATCTCCATCAATGTGATCTAATACAAACTTAATCTCTTTTCCATTCCACATGTTTAACATTTGACATATAGCACATTTATAGTCTTGTTTCTTATAAATGTATTTTCGTATGGCGCTTCGTATGGTTGTTTGTACCCCACAATGCGTTTCTCCAGTTTTTTGCCACTCTTCTATTAAATTTCTATCATAATATTCTCTCTGGCAGGTGGTAGAGCAATAGTATTGATTATGTGTTTCTTTACCACAATTTAAACATTGGTTTTTAGGTATGGTAGGTTGTTTAAATTTACTTACGAAGTCTAATCCCAAAACACTCAACCTGCTTTTTGTTATATTTACTCCTTTTGATGAAACACAATTTCTTGATCTATATCCAAGATTTATGTAAAATTCATTCCATGAATTAGATTTGACAAATGCATCAATCAATTGATCATCTGAAGCTTCTTCTATGTATGATTTATTCGTAACTTTTCTCCTCCCCACTAAGGTACTGCGCCATTTCATTTTCATTTATATCCCCATCTTTATATTGTATTTGATGAAGATGCGGGTGACAGGATTTGAACCTGCACGGTGTAACCACTGGAACCTAAATCCAGCGCGTCTGCCAATTCCGCCACACCCGCAAAAACTATTGTTTCATCAAGTGGTATTTATGATGAGTGCGGGTAGCCGGATTTGAACCGGCACGACTCAAGGTCATGGGATTTTAAGTCCCACGTGGTTTCCAATTACACCATACCCGCCAGGAGAGGCACCTTTTACCCGGTGCCAGGGCTGAATAATAATTATAATCTGTTCTTTGAAAAACAACCTTATCAAGCGGGAGCTTTGATAAGGAGTGCCCCATCGGGGACTTGAACCCCGGACTCCTAGATTAAAAGTCTAGTGCTCTACCAACTGAGCTAATGGAGCTAAATTGAAACATAATAACTGTTGATGCCTCGGACGGAGCATCAATTCGATAAGAATATATCCGTGATTAACATCTTTTATGGAACCCTTCAGCTCACGGAAAGGCAGGTTCTCGTTAAAGGAGGTGGACTCATGCCTTGCAGGGCAATATAGCGAGTCGTTCATTCTTATCTCACTCGTTATTACATTTCGCTTTAAACCATTTAACGGTGGTTAACCGAATCCGTTTCTTGCTTCGGGGATTAATCGGTCTGCTTTCCACACAGACAAACCATTGCTTTTTACATCGGTGACTAGAGGGATTTGAACCCTCAGTCGGCGGTACCACAAACCGCTGCTTTACCAATTAAGCTATAGCCACAGCTGCCCCTACTGGATTCGAACCAGTGGAATGCAGGAGTCAAAGTCCTGTGCCTTACCGCTTGGCGAAGGGGCAATGATCAACACCAGAGTATCATACTTTCTGGCGTTGATATTTATATGAAAGGAGGTACTTGTAAGTATATTTATATCCCCATGTTTATGGGTAATTTATTTTTTATTGCGCTTCCCTTTGTCTGAGTATATAATAGCACATACAAGTCAAATTGTCAATAGTATTTTTATCGGAATTTATATTCCTATTCTTACGCAACTTTTTCATTATATTTATTGACTAAAATAGACTTTCTCCTTTGTATTAACTTATTAAAATTTTTATTTTTTGCATTCATACATCATTCCTTTTTCAAAGTTTCATCTTTTGCATCAAAAATAGATATACACTTATTCCAATCTGGCAAAATCATAAACCTTGCCCATTCGAATTAGAGTATATTTATCTTCGTCCTCATCATAGTAAGCATCAGAAGCATCCTCTAGATCAATAGAAACAATGCTACCATGTCCTTCTACAACCATTTTTTCTTTTGAATAATCTATGTATTCTGGTATAAAAGAAAATCCGGAATAATCACTTTTGCCCAAGAACATGCTCAGGTGCAAGTCTTCCTGATGATCAATACAATCTTTGATCATCTCAACACATTCATCTACAACTTTTTTCATTTCATTTCCCATAATACAGCTCTCCTTTATTTTTTATTTGCGTTCACTTTGTATCGAACATTATACCAAACATCTGTTCGATTTTCAAGTGTATTTTTATGATAATTTATACCATTTTTATTTACACTATTACATTCTCATTTATTTTCCTATCTTTCCACGCATTGGTAGAGTATCTGGCTTAAACCAGATACTCACCATACTCTCTAAAAAAGAAACCAGAAAGATCCATAGAACCAAATTGGTTTTTTAACTCTGCTTCATACTCAGGAGTCTTAACGAACTCAAATGCGGTAAGACCAGTTTCCTCACAGCGTTTATTTATATAATTTACCATTCCACTGTAAGCAATCTTTTTTCTTGGAAAGTTACTTTCACCTACACATTGTCTCATCATTTTTGTGTAACGAATCGATAACCACATTCTTTTTTGTTCTTCGGTTTGTTTCAGACCGCCCCTTGCCGTTCTCTTTAAGATGGTACCATCTTCTTGCAGCTTTGTACGAGCAAATCTTTCTTTACGTTTGAATGTTAGGATAAGTTCTTCATCTGCCTCTAAAATATATTCAAGCAACTGATTAGAAATCTTAACATTTCTGCCTGACGCAGTATGCACGATTCTATTTTCAACATCAACATCAGACATCTTTAAATTGGCAAGATCAGACATTTCCACAGAATCTAGTCCCTCAAAAAGACCAAGGAGAATCATCTGATCACTTGCGTTTAACAAGTCTTCCAGCCACTCCTGCATCCTTTCTTCTGTCACAAAGAAATTGCTTGCTATTAACTGGTTTATGCACTGTGAATACACGTCCGGAACAAGTTCTTCAAAGTGATTTTGACCATCGACAACAAGCCCTTGGTGTAAACACCAACCCACATAAGTAGAAAAAGTACTTTTGTATTGAGCAACAACACGAATCGAGGTACAGTGCAGCCCCTTTATTAGATCAAGAATGTCATAATAATTGAAATTACATAAGTCTTTATTCAAATGCCGTTCTAAAATAGCAGTCTTTTTAAATAATTTCGTTAAATAGCCAGGATTAATTTTTATGTCTTGCTCTCGCTCTTCGATAAATCTTGTTTTAATTTCACTATTATACATTCCCAATCTCCTTTCCTATCAGTTTTCTAATGTCGTTTATTAAAGGTTTTCTTATTTGACTAGCTTGGAGTCTAATCGGGGACAATTCATTTGATCTATTAACACATCTTCGTATTATAGGTGTTTTCCCGGCCAGTTCTTCCAAGCTAAAGTCATGTAAGAATACAGTAAGAATCGCCACTTCGATAAAGGACATACGTCTTGTTAAAGTTGAAGGATCTTCTTCTGCCACAAGATTTAATTTTTCTTTAATTTCTTGCGTCACAGGAAGAACCAATTTTTGAGCTTCTGTTTTATTTTTTAAGGGTTTGAACCAGAGGAAGTCAATCATTTTAGCAAATTCGGCGAATGGGATTATTGCCGAATTTCTTCCAAGCAATCCTCTGAAGTTACAAAGTACATCCTGATTTAATCTTTCAACGACTATGTTTGCACAACTATTCATATTCATTGAATCAGAATCAATTTTACGCATCTTTGTTTTCTGATCCTTTTGGAAAATGAACTGCTTTACCTTTTCTTCAGTAAAATTTGTTATGCGAATTTCCATTGGATAATTAAAATCTGGATACTCTTCTTTTGTCCGATAAATTGCAAGAAGCCGGTGATAGCCATCTGCAATATCAAGAGCATTAACATAATTGATTACAAGTTCCAATCTTCTGTTGTCATAATAGAAATCCGATTGACCATCGACAGGAATATTAAATGTAATATCGTCCGGAATGTAAATTCCGTCCTCGAAGGCTTTTTTAATCGATGTTACTGCGCTGTTGTTAACGCTGATCTTAAACATTTCAGTGTTGTTCAAAACCACTCGTTCCATTACACGTTGTGTATTTTCATTATACCGGGTGATTTGCTTTTCTCGCAGCATAATTAAAAAATTGATATCAATAGAGCCAATCCATTGATCTCCACTAACTGGAATACATTTGATAACGATTGGAAAACCATTAGAAGATTTTGATTCCATCTGCTGATGAGAAAAGTACTGTATTTCTGTTTCAGTAAAGAATCTAGAAACGCGATCTTTTTGAAGTACATAATCCATTGCTTCGATTAAGCAGAATACTAAGAAAGGCGAATACTCAGACAAAGGAGACTTTAATGAAAGCATATCTACGGAAATCCGTCTAGGAACTCCGCGCACTTTTAACATATAGCCAATTACTCTGTCAAAGTTCGTCTTATCAAACGAAAGGTTTAGGTTGATACAATCTTGCTTAATTGTTTTCTGTACATCTTGGGTTGATACTAACATTTCTAAAGCCTCCTTTTCATCGTATTTATTTTACCACCTTTAGGGTGGTTTGTCTAGAGATAACTTATACACTTTTACCAACATATTTCTTGATTTTTCTACACTTTCAGATTCTTACTCATAAACTTCATTGCCTCCTTTCTGGATTCGTTCCTGCCGGTAATGTAAATGCTTGTAGTCGCAATGTTTGAATGACCTACAGCTTCACAGGTTGCTTGAATATCATTTCCAGATGCTTGATAATATAGCGCAATAAAAGATGCTCTCAATTTATGAGGGGAAATACTTCGACCGGTGGCAGCACCTGTATACTCTTTCACAAGGCGATAGATCCCTTTATCCGAAAGACGCTCTTTGTTTTTGTTGATGAACAATGCACTACACTTATTCTTACCCAAAAGTTTTTCTCTGTGTTTTAGCCAATTATTTATCAGTTCTTTCATATCTGAAGTGATTATATATACCTGATGTTTATCTCCCTTGTCTGTTACCGTGATCGTTCCGTCTTCAAAAGAAATATCTTCTACATTGATTTCACACAAAGCAGTTCTTCTCATTCCGGTGTTCATCAGTAAATATAAAACTAACAAATCTCTTGCTACCCAAGCATCGCTTCGAGAAGTATCCCTAACATATTCTTTTTCTTTTCTTACCATATTCAAAGTCTGGTTAAGATCGTCAAAAGAGAAAAACTGTCTCTTTACAACATCTTGCTTATTAGGTCGCTCCGTAAGAGACATAGGGTTGCTTGTCATGGCTCCTCTGGCTACTAGAAAACCAAAAAATTGATTCAACGCAGTCCAGACTAACTTATTATACTGACCTGATGTCCGTGAGATGTTACCGGCTGCATCCGTCTTGTACTTAATGTGCTCGAAGTATTCTCCGATTGCTGCATCGTCCACTTCTGTAATCGATCTGCCTGGATAATTCTTACCGTACCAATTCCAGAAATGTCTCAGCTTCTTCACATACTCTCTACAAGTAGTTGCTTCTCTTGATATGCGGATGTTGTGATAATACTCCGTGATCTCTTTAGGCAGCCCCATCAGCATCTGATCAATTGCCTCCTTAATCTGCAACTCATGTTCTAAGCGTCCTGTCATTGTCATTCCTCCTTTTTACATAGCAAAAGAGACGCCTTTTAAGCGTCTCTTAAGTATTTTACCTTTTCTTCTTACTCTGCATCCTTGATATTTTCTGAACCCGTATATCCTCCTGCCGCTTGTCTTCTTTCTCCCAGAAACTCTTATATTCTGCGTTCTTATACATACCTATACACCAGAAAATAAACAATCCGATGACAACAGGAATACCGTTTTCCATTGGTAAAGCAACCAATCCAAGAACAAACAGGGCTGGTGTAGCTCCGGGGAACACTGTCCAGAAGTCTGATGGAACTTTATGACCTGTGGGAGTGTACTTTTGAGCGCTGCCATCATACGGGTTACGGTGAATGATCTGGCCAGCAGATAATCTAGGATAAACAACTTCGGAGAGGGGAATTGTTTTTTTTCCACTGAGATCAATTGCTCCATATTCAAAACATTTGTCTGTGAATATCATTGGTAGTGGTTCATCTTTTATATGATCCATATAGCGTATTTCTCTTGCACGAAAAAATTCCTTAAAATTATATTCTCCCTTCAAGTTATACATGCGGTATTCTGTTTCATATCCCTCTTGATCTTCATAAAGAACTTGTCCTTCTACCCACAGAGGAATTTGTATATCAGAATCTTTTGGTCTAGGATCATTAAGTAGTTCTGGTACTTTAAGCTTAATAATTGCCTTAGGATAGTGCGGAACTTTAAAATATACCGTCATGCGTTTTTCTTTTTCTTCCCATTCCTTATGAGCCTCAGCAGATTTCTTCCTTTTTTCTTCCCATCTCTCATCGATTTCATATTGATAAATCATTTCTTGGTACTTAGGATCATTTGAAGCATCGTGGTATACATCTTCATGCTCTAGTGTAAGGTTATTGCGCCAAGTCCAGACTGATCTCCCATTTTTCAATGAGCATTCTGTACATTCCCATAACGGAACCTGTTTCCTGTTGCGGAAAATAGGGGTAATTTTGGGTTTTAATTTATTCCAAATAGCTTCGTGAAAAATCGCAATAAACACAATTGCGAAAACAACAATTACTGGTAACAGTATGAACACATCTTGTAAAGTCATATTACAAATTCATTCTCCTTTCTTAGCCTTCTTTATTCATCTGATCGATCAGTTCTATCATTTTCTTCAATCTAAAAAAATGTTCTGGAACATAGTGAATCGTTTGTGGTTTGTTTTCCATCTCAATCTCAATGGTTATTTTAGTTTCGTCATCTTCTACCACCTCGTTCTCTATTATCTGATCATAAAACGTACTTAAATCAAGTTCACAATATTTATACTTTGTAGCACAATTAGGGCATAAGCTTAACGAATTCCATCCAATCTTTATTGTATTGTTCAATTGCTCTGGTAAATCTTTAGTATTGATTACATTAATTGCCCAAAATCTACTATCTTGTTTCGCGTCAATAATTGTGGTACCGCATATCTGACACTTACCATCATACCATTTTCGCAAAATATTTTTTTCTTGCTTGTTTGAGTCTTTAATCCTACTCACCATTTCTCTCACATGGTAAGACATTTTACTTGCATTGAGTAAATTTTGTGCAATGACTTCACCTTGTCGATCTGATGCAGAAACAACTCCATTAGAATCATTAATGTGATCATTTCCTTCGTTTTTTTCTTCTCTTTGTTGTTTATGGAACAAATCTTTTACAGAGTCGTTCTTTTCCTGAGAAGTTTTGTTTTGAATTTGTTTTCTCTTTTGTCGTTTAAATTCTTCATAATCCTTCCTCTCATCTTTATCGAGATAAATACCTCCAGCTTCTTCGGCCGCTCGCTTAGCATTTTCCTCTTTTCTTAATATTTCATTTTGTGTTTCACCTATTTTTAATGCTCGTAAGAGATCATTATTTTTATCATAGGAAAACTGTTTAGACAACATATCTAATGTTACATCTTTTGGTTTGTACATTTTGCCATCTTTTCCAATTACCCACTCATACTCCTGCAGCAAAAGAATTAGAGATGATGAGCAAGTTTTAATAGTCGCACTAGCATTTGGAGCATACCTTGCTTCCCAAAACCTCTTTTCTCTGGAATAATAAGAAAATCTATCATGTTTTCCTTCTTTTTCTAAAGTTTCCCATATTTTTTTACTAATAGAAGGCAACTTTAATTGTAATATCTCTTCCAATCTGGGGATAGTATAATCTATATTATCTCCCTTGCCAGTATCCCTTGAAGCATAAGAACTTAACTTTGCATAAAATAATGGATTTTCTATTGCTTCTTGTTTTATAATGGGAAAAGATACCCAAATTCCACAACTTATCGCAAATTTTTTAAATTTTTCCAAGTTCTGTTTTGTGTAATACTTAATATAATCATTCCATAATAAATTTTTATTATAAATTTGAGCAAGTGTCTCCCATACTTTTCCTTCTCCATATCCCCGACCAAAAAATAATTCATTTGCGCAACACGCTTTTTTCTCCATATTTAAAAATAATTTATATTGAGAAAAATCAATATAATTTGAAGATAGCGGATAGGATGTAAGTGGATTTTTTTCCAAATAATTAGCAAATAAAAGAATATCATTAAAATATTCTTGATTTAAATACCATTGATGATTTTTATATTTTTTTAACTTTTCGGTAATAATGGCTTTCGGCCCATATTCTTTAATATGCAATAGCCGTAACAGTTGAGGCCATTTATCATGTTCTTTTAGTTGGAATGGAGATAAGTCTACAATTGGCATATTATTTTCGATAGCCTTCTCTCCCCTTGGTAAAACAAAGATATCTGCTGGTTTGTATAGAATTTTATTAGTTGCCTGTATAAAACATGTTTGACACATATCTTTTTGATAGGCTACTTTCTCTTCTCTGTTTGCCCTATCATAGGCAGTTTCACAAAGAAGATAAAATGCTTTCAACCATTTTTTGTTCGTCTTTTTTGCCTGAATCATTTGTTCCCAAGAGCAACGATATTGATTATTAAACAAATCCCTAAACTCTTTATAATCAAATTTTTCTATATTTAAGCTATTTAGGAATTTATCTTCTAGTGAATTAGTCATTGGCATGACTATCCATTGCTTTTGTTTACCGGTTAAATAAAATAAATCTTTTTCTTCAATAATGTTATGTATTTGATTTGAACCCATTAGAGCCTTAGATGCAGAAATATAATCACCGTTTTTTGCGGGAATAAAATTGCCTTTTTTAAAAGCGGAATATATATAGTCAAAAATAATACCGTAAGACCAGTTTAATCTATCTGAATAATTCGGCAACGCTCTAAAAAGCCCATGATTCATAAAACCCTTTGCTTTTATTTCTGGTAAACTATCTACTAACAATTGAGCTATTTCTTTCATCAATATTGTATTTTCTTTGCAATTCCTTACACTATCTCTTCCTACTGTCGAGGCAAAAGGTGCATTTATATGGAACCGCAGTCCTGAGTACTCTTTTTCCGCAGGGAAATAAATAAAAACTTTTCCGTCTTGAATAGGAATTATTGTTTTTTGTTTAGTTTTTTCATTCTGACCAATTGCAAACGCAATTGAAACAGGGAGATGTTTTAAATTTTCCTGCTCATCTTTTATATCAATATATTTACTAAAGCGTAACCATTCTTGAATTTCAGATCTTTGACTAGAGAACTCGGTTTTTGTACAAATTAAATTATCGTTAATAACTTGTCTTTCAACGACACCAAGTTCTCCGTTTGAGAACATGTATTCAATCTTTGAAATATTTTGTAAAAATATAACCGATGATGAATCTAATTGTCTTAATCCTTTATAGCATTCGCTATAGCATTCTTGCGGTGTTTTAACTTTATGATTAAAAGGAAAAGAAAACTTAGTCCATTCAACACCATCTTTATCTTGTGTGACAATATGATCAATATCATCAAAGTCTGGTAAAAAATAGTCTCTTATTTTAAAATGATATTTACCTGAATGAATAATTGGTGTCGTAGTATAAGCAAATACAGCTTTAAATCCTATTCCAAACTTTCCAATTGAAGTTGGATCGTCTTTTTTTTGAGCATTGTGCCCAATATTGGTAATCGCATCAATATCAGCGATATTAAAACTTCGCTTTGTTCCATTGTGTTCGAAATCAATACCATCTTCATATAAAGTAAAGCGTACTACTGTGGCATTCATGTCTTCTGCGTTTTGTAAGAGTTCAAAAATAAAATGGGCTTTATCTGGATATAAATTTGTTAGTAAAGAATGTATTCCATCTGTAAAGGAATTTTCATTACTAGCATGAATGTAATTTTTCCGTTTTTGAATTAGAGTGGCCAATGTCGTTTCCATTTTGTTCCCTCATCTTCTTGTCTTTAGTTTATCTTCTTTTTTTAAGCAAAACCCTTATTCTATTATCTGCCCGATCTCCAACCTTCTCTTTTTATTCATCTCTCGCTCCTCTTTCCTAGACACTCACCATCGACTTATCTGCTATACTTACTAATGTGGTTTTATTGATTCCTTACTTGCGATAGATTTCATCTCTTGTTCCGTCTGGATATTCCCAAACCTCGCAAATCCATCCATTATCTTGATAAATAACAGAAACCTTTGCACCAGTTTCTCTGTCGGTATGGACAGTCTTATATTCCATAAATAAACCCCTCCACTTAAAGCATATTATTTAATTTCGTGCAATATGTGTTGTCCTTTGGAATCTTCTCCAAGTTCAAATTTCTCCCCGGCCTTACCCTGCCAGAGAAGGGGTGATAAAATGTGATTTTTATAGGTTAATCATAAATAAAGTTTTCTCTGCCGATATATTCTCCGTTCTCATAATCCTCATCACGATAACCAGAATACCATTCCAGTTCGCCATGCTTTTCTTCCAAGTCAATCAGCTTTTGCATACAAGATTCTTCATTATGGCCGCCTACAATGATTTCTTCATCATCAGCGTACCTTCCAATCATTTTCCAAGGTGTCAAAATCTTAATCATACTTAAATCCTCCGTCTAAAATAGTAGTTTTATAGCCTTAAATTTCTCCACCATAGTTCTTATATTCCATCATTGCTTCATCAAAAGAATATGAGTGTCTAATGATTTCAAATCTTTCAACATTTTCATAGTTTTCATCATTTTCCGCAATGATAATTGCATACATTCCGCAAGACTTAACAAGGCTTATACACTTGTCAACTTGACATTCAACATCTTCATCATAATAAGATAAATCAGTATTATAAATAATTTCCATTTCAAAATCCTCCATACAAGCTATAAAATGTAATTTTTATTTGCTCAATTCATCTTTGTATTTTCCGTCATACTCATTGACTTCTAATACATACTTCATACTTGCCTTTAGGCTTCCTAAAACTGCCGTTGGATTTTCTCCGTTATCCCTTGATATTTGTCTTAAATAACTTCCCATAATATCAAGCAAAGTTTCTTTAGTATAAACAGCTTTTCTCATTTCCTGCATTGTTTTCATTTACAAATCCTCCGTCTTAAAATATGGGTTTTGTAGCCTTATATCTTACTCAAAAATTACTGCAACCATATCTTCGAAATAATCAACAATGATATGTTCTACAATTGCATCAAAGTTTTTGCCAATCATAGCATAAACAAGTTTTTTCTCATCCCATTCAGTACAAACATAATTAGCCATTTCTTCTTCTAAATCCTTTTCGTGAATTTCCAAAAATTCATCCCATTCATCATCACTCATGGTTTCAACATAATGATAACCATCAAATGCGTCATAGGAAAATCCGACAGTTCCATAGGTTACTTTTGCAACAAGAGTATCAAATTCATCAAAACTAAATACCATAGATTTCTTCATAATTAAATCCTCCACCACTTAAAATACATGTTTTATAGTTTAGTTTATATGCTCAATGATTTAATATCTTCTTCAGTCAAAATATCACGCTTCAAAAGTTCCTTTTCCAAATTCCTTCAAACATTAAAGCACTTATGAATCTGCCAAAGTCCCAATTGATTCCCAATTTCTTACTTCGACAAACTTCTTTTTAGAATAGCATCCAGGACACCAAATATCCTTAACATGTCCATGTTCTTTTTGCTTGCCTTTATACCTTGGCAAGGGCATTACCAATCCGCAATCAGGACATATGAATCTTGAAATTATATAACTTCGTCTTTTCATTCATTCTACTCCTTTAATTATATCTAACTTTTCAATAATAGTCAACTTAACTATTTCGGACAAATTTAGTGCGCTGGGAACACGATCTCCATTCCTTTCTCCGCCTTAAAACACAGCTCACCTTTCTTTGCACACTCGGTACAATTTCCGGTACACAGCAACGCTCCATCATGGGCAGAAGTTCTTCCGTCACCAAACAATGGATGAGAGGTAGGAAAATCAAAAAGGTTGATCATCTTCTGACCAACCCAACCCGAGAAAATTATTTTTAAATTCTGTGGTATTGCACTCTCTCCATATACTTTTACATAGTTATTGACTACGTCAAACATTTTCGTAAACACAAGCATATCACAATGAGGATTATTTTTTGCTATAGTACACATCTGATCAAAGTAATCAGTATCAATGATATCTCCTCCGATGTGCCATCTAAAGAATCTGAAACCCTTAACAGCATCATCAATCTCTTTAAAATAACGCTTTCGATCCACTTCCAGGATGGCAGCATTTATAGCCCTATTCTTTCTGCAACCTTCATAACATAAATCATTTCTCAAATCATAGCACTGACCGGAACAACAAGAACAGTTACCACAATTATAAATAGGAATCAAACTTACACTTGGCATTCCGTTTCCGGTCTTTCGGTTCCCTGCTGCTATGTACACATGATAATTATCAGGATTCTCCTTTACTTCCTTCATTACTTGCATCATATGTTTCATTCTCTTTTGTAATAAGACCTTTGAAATATTATTAATATTTTTTGCTTTTCTAATTTCCATTGTACCACTCTCCATTTCTTGTTTTAGACAATAAAAAAAGACCTCTAAAAATTAATCTAGAGGCCGTGTAAACCATCTTTTTCTTAACTTATAATATTGTTCATATTATTGCTAGAAAAAACTCGTTATTCAATTGTTAGAAATAATAGTTATTTATTTTTCCCACCTTGTCAACAGATAATGATACCTAGAAGCAAGCTCTTCACAAATCATCATGTATGTCATGAAAAGAACACCCGGACTCTCAAGGTCAAGATTCGTACCATAACTTATACAGAGATTAGCTAATTTACGAATTTCTCCTCCCTTAATAGGATCATAGTTTTTGTACTCAAGATATGCTTCTATGAGTTCTCGATCGTCAGCTTTTATAAATGCTTTACTTATTCTTTCCATGATACCTTCTCCTGTGTTAATTACTTATAGCTATCATATCCTATTTTAATTTCCATGTCAACCAAGGTGAAGAATCGGCTGCGTGACAATTCATCACGCAGCCAATTATAGTTCTTCAATTAACCAAGAGCGTCCAGCATTTTCTTCAGATCTTCTACAGAAGTGTTTCGTAATGCCTCATCTTCTTTCGCCGCAATAACAGACATAATCTTCTGTTTCTGAGCTCTCTTAGATGCTGCTGCCGCCGTCGCTTCTGCCTCTGCCAACTTTACGCTAACAATATGTTTAATAATGGCAATCTGAACTTCAAGCTCCGTATCTACATTTGTTTTCGTAGCAAGAAGGCTCTCCTCTTCAGACTGTTTTACCTGCTTGTTCAGGGTCTTGTAGATGGAATCCAAATTCTGAAGACTTAAATCCCACAGATCCTCAACAGAAATCATTCCCTTAAATGGAAAACGTACTTTGTTTCTTACAGCATACTCAAAAATGTTTGTTGTCATAATTTTAATCTCCTTTATTATAATTTAAAATTTTACCTTAAGAGTTCTTTCTGTGTTGCCTTTTACTTTTACAATCAGCTCATCTCGTTTTGTTGCGGAGAAGCCAATTCCAGATAACTGATCATCTGCATCTTTTACTCGCATTTTTGAACCAAGCGCAGCAAATACTCTCTTATGCTCTATGAGTTCGTTTTTTAGGAATTCGTTGTAAAATCCATTTGGTGCTTCTGGATTAACACAATCTTTAAGCATAAAGAAGTAATGTCTATGTCCGATTCCATCCTGCCCATCCCACCAATTCGGACTATAACAAATAACAGAAACAGGCACAAACTGATTTGTTCTTACGCCCCAAATATCCTTGGAAGATACATTAGAGGGAAGTAGTTCCTTAATTGAGAACATTCCGTTTGCGTTCAATGTAACTTCCGCAACGCTAATTTTTTCTCCACTTCTCATTGACTTATTGTAGTCAAATGAGTAAATCTGACCATCAAACTCAATCTCTGCTCTAAATCCATTTCTTGCACTACCAGAGAACTGGTGTACAAAGAACAGATATTTGCCCGTTTTCATAGTTCTTCTATCTGCCCAAGTGATATTTTCCACAGCAATATTTCCATTAGGATGAATAATGTCAACATCTAACTGACCCATTGTAGGTGAAAATCTCGGTTTTTTTGCGGAACCAAAGTAAATTTCATATCCATATTCCCCAGGTTCTTTACAATGTGCGTCGATGTCACAATTATCCTTTCCGTCTTCATTCCACTGAATAGAAAATCTTAAGTCTCCATCGATTTTGCCACCGGCAGCTTTAACTCTTTCCTTCATAGAGTCAGTTACATTTCCGGCATAAGCCCAACCAAAATTGTTATTCCATTTGAACATAGTCTTTGCTTCTTTGTTCTCCGGAGCGATCAGAGACACCATGTTGCCACTATGCCTATTTTCAAGGTAAACTTCAATTTCAGTTGCGGTAGGAAGTACATCGGCTACAAAATCTTTAATAGCAATTTCCTCTACTTTAGAGAATCTTTTCGGATTTACCTTTACTTCTTTTTCCATTTCTCCAAAGATATCGTCTACTCCATTGATTCTTTTTGCAGAATCCTTATTAGAGAAAAGGATATTGTTTACCGTAATATCATCAAGAGTAGCAAATCTTCTGCCAAGAGATTCCATGTATCCAAGTTCGGTAATTGTTTTCTTGGCATCATCCAGCATCTTTTTTGTAAAAATCTCTTTAGGGCGCTTGTAGTTTTCCGGTGCTGTGATTTGCTCGTATTTCCTTACAGCAAGATCGAGATCCATATCTTCACTTACATTAATCAGCAGAGTGCCGATACTATGATTTCTAATCTTACCAATCGTAATACCAACCTTTACAGACTGCTCCCATGCAAAATTATTCTTCTCCGTATCCGATGTAAGTTTATCATATGCAATTTTGTACTTACGGAAGTCTGTCAAGGCTCCTTTCCATTCCTCGCCTTTGTATAGAGTGTTTGATGTAACAAGCTCAAGAACAGTGTCTAAGGCATCTAGCGTAATCTCATCAAGAGAACGCTTAAATACATTCTTGATATCTCTAAATTCGCCTTTAATCTCGCCATTAGAACGACCAGACTTGTCTACGAATCTGTCAGGAAGATCTAAGCAAAAATGAGTCCATTTACGCACAGTACCATTTTCTATCTCCTCATAATTGGATGAGGTGCCAATTCTTTTGAATTTTGTTACATACACATCTGAGACTGCATGGGACTTAATAAATGCATCAAGAGCATTTAACACTGGCTGATATGTGTCATCATGCGTTTCAAAATCCCAAATCGTTGTAACCTTGTTATCTTTAATAACAACAGCATTACCAATAGATTTGATAAAATGTCTACAGCAGCTGCAATCGTGCTCTCTACGCTCTCTATAGATTTCATTCGTTCCCGCAGGAAAACTATCCAGATAAAGATTCCACATCTTATCTTTATCCACTTCTACCTCAAACAAATGAGTTGAATCCTTTGTCATCTGCTCGAAATTTTTCATTAACATGTTTCTCATTTCTGTAAAAGTCATAATCTTAATTTCCTTTCTATATTTATCTACTTTTTAAAAATCGGTTCTTTTTATATTGTATATAATCTTAATCCCCTCTTTTTCCTAATTTACTCCAATTATACCAACCGTAAATACAGTTGATTGTCCAGGCTATGTACATTGTTACCATTGACCAATTTCCTGCGACAAACCAAAGCTTAATGCAAAGAACATCAATTACAATCCACCAAACCCACTGTTCTCTGTATCTCTTAACCATTAGGATCTGAGCAAAAATGGCCAAGATGTTCGTGGCTGCGTCAGTATATGCCTGAGCACTACCAATTGTAGTTAACCAATACCCCATAGCCAATGTACAGATAGCTGTTGCAAGAATAGACAAAAACCACATTTTAGGAGTAAACTTAAGAGCATCTACATGGGCAGCGCCATCTTCTTCTACTGTAGAGTTCTTTTTCCATACAAAAATTCCCCACACCATTGTGACTAGGTAAAAAAGATTTTCAAGTACTTCTCCATAAAACCTATTCTGCCACGCTAAGAATAAATAGCTGATCGTCTGTACGAACCCAATGAAGTAAAATGAAATTTTCCCTTTAGCGCACAGTACTACAGAAATTACACCACTGATACCGGCAACGATGCCCAGAATTGAGTCTGGCACAATACAGAACACAATGATCTGTACAAGCAGCATACTAATCATAAACAGTCTGTCGAACACAGAGTAACCTTTCATAAACTCTTTTGTAACAATGTTTTTAATTTTTTCCATTCTTTTGAATCTCCTTTACATAATTTACAATTGTCATAAAATTCTCGTAATAATTTCCATCAAGGATAACTACCTTATCCCACTCCCCTACATCGATTAAGCTCTGCTTCAGAATCTCAAACAATTCTTGTCTCTCTTCCATGCCAGAATGAGCCATAAATCTGCTATGATCATCCACAAATACACCATGAGGAACGACACAGAATATCTTGTCCCATTTGCTTTTCTTTGCGTATTCATATGCAACTGGTTTAATCTTTGTAAGATATTCCTCTTCTGTTAGAACGCAGCTGGAATCTTTGGAATAGTACTGAGAGTACATATTCGTTACCAGGCTATCTGTATCAGCAAAGAACACTCCATGATTACCGGGAGAATTGATCAGTTGCTTGTTATGGTTATACTGGCCTTCAAGAAAAGCCAGGAAATCTGCACAATCCAATTCCCAATCACTTACACAGCTCTCAATCATATAATCTCTTGCCCATTCATGACTATGAGGAGCATTAAAGTATTTTCCTAAATCTGTGACCATTGTTGACTTACCTTCACTTGCTGTGCCGGTAATCAAGATATTAGTACTAAATACTCGTTTAAACGGAAGAGCAATTTTATCCCAATACTTAATTGGATTCTGTCTTATCATTGTCGCTGAGATAGGATTATCCGCAATCCGATCAACCAAAACAGCTTTTTCATTCCACATATTGATAAGATCATTGTAGTAGATTTCATCACCTACATACCATACACGCCTTGGGGGATCAACCTGATCAGGATCAACTACTTTGTTTATAAAAATGTTGTTGAACTCTCTCATCCAGCCAATCCATCCATTAGGATATCGACCAAGATTAAGCTCTGTATCATTGATTGCATATACAGCAACCAAATCATCATCAGCAAAAAACTCTCTGACATAACGATATCTCTTCGTATGCGGCATCAGCGGTTCTCCCTTATCTCCTTCATATCCACATACAATGACGATGCAGCCGCCATCGTTTTCCTTCTTAGCTCTCATAATCAAGTCCAAGTGACCTTGATGAAGAGGGGCAAATGAACCAAAAACAACTCCTACGCTTTTCCCTTTTAATGGTTTCTGATAACTGTGTAACATATTATTGTTCCTCCTTATTATCTAATGTGTCTTGCTTCATTTTTCTTATTACCTCATGTAAACGCTGAATTTCATTTTGAGCGGCGTAAAGGCTTTTCTCCAAATCTCTGATTATCCGGTAACAATTTTCTATCTCATCATCTTTCCAATCGTTTTCAAACATCTTTATTTATTTTCCTCCTTTTATTTATTTTTTTCAAATTAGGGGTGGCGGAGATATTGACGGCGTAAACTCTCACGGTGCAACGCACCGTAGAGTTTACTTATCAATATATTTTTTACGGTTTTCGGTTTTTATAATATATATTATTATTGGGTGAAAGGTCTTTCACCCCAAAACACCCAATCTTTCACCCCTGGGGTACCCAATCTTTCACCCCTAAATACCCGATCTTTCACCCCTACCCTTGTTTAGGAGAATTAATTGGCATGATTTGTGGGTATATAGTCCGAGCCGTTCCATGGACACCTACATCATTGTACATCTTAACCAATCCACATTCTTTAAGATGGCGTAGGTAATTCTGAATGCTTCTTTCTGAGCAATGTAATACCTTTGCCATATATTCGTTTGATGCAGTGCAGTGCCGATCCTTTTTACTCAGGCTTTCGATTAAAGCATACAATAAGATCTCTGTGCCATTCTTTACTCCTGCATTAGACAAAGTTTCTATTGTAGAATACTTGACAGTCAGATATTCACTTATCTTTAATCTGCCCATTTCCATTCTCCTTTGCAGTGAGAATTCTATCAAGCTCTTCATAATAGTCCTCAACTGCCATTTTCAGCTCTGGCGTCATTGGGAACAACCACACAATATGCTTTGGATTTTCTTTTCTGGGCTCTGTTTTAACGTACTGGAAGCCTCGCTTCAACAAATAGGTACAAACTCTCATCTTTTTACAAATATACATTTTTTTCTCCTTTTCTCTTTTAGTCATAATTATTTAACTATCTTTATCTCATGCTTTATAAATTGAATTCTGAAATCAATTGATCCAGCTCTTCATAAATCGTGTCAAGTGTTGCTTCTGCTTCATCTGGACTCTCACCTTTTGCCCAGTCAATAAGTTCTTTGACTCCATTTACAAATCTTTCGGTCGGCTGTACAAACTCTCTGTCGAGACAGTCCGCAGCATCATCTCCGGCATAGTCTCTGATGATTGTTTGAAGGTGATTTAAGGTTGATACGCATTCATATCCTCCGTTTTTTAATCGTAATACACTTGTGCATTTCATTGATCTATTCCTCCTTTGGTCTGCGGTACAAATAATTCTGGTAAGGCTCTAGGTTTATACGTCCATTGCGTAGCCTGATTATTCCAACGCCGTCTTGCTCGCCCATCTTTCATTGTTGCTACCTGTTCTGCTTTTAGTTGCGTCAATCGCTCAATTTTGAGCTTAATGTTTCTTCTGGTTCGTAAAGCGGTTTGAAGCATTTTATATGCTTTGTACCCGTCCGCTGCGTTTAGGTCTTTATTTTCTATATAATGGTAAATGTCTGTAATAGTTCGATCTGCTTGTGACAATTCTGCACCACACTGATCTCTCAACCGATATACTTGCTCTGATAGCTTTTCAAGCTCTTGAAGTATTTTTTCTGCATCATCCACATTAATCACCTCCTCATAGGTATTTTTCGCGACCTGACGCAAGCATTATGATTGATCCCATAGTCCAACCACAAATATCAACCAACATTGTGTCCATAATAGCTCGTTCCTCTTCGGTTGCGTCTTTATACATCGCAAGGAGTTTCATTGACTCATTTGATTCATCAGACAATATTTCTGTCTCTATGGTGGAAATGACGTCTAGTTCGTCTGTTATTGCTTGCTCAATAGTCCCTGTAGATGTGGCTCCACAAGCCCAATTATAAAATGTTTTGTTCATATTTATTTTCCTCCTTTTACCAGAGATTATCTCCTAGTGCTGAAATACAAGCCCCTTTACTATTACCCGTAATTGGAATCCATCGCTCTCCGGATCCAGCCGTATATCCAACATAAAGAACCATATACTTTTCATTTCCCATGTCTTTATTATGCATTACTTTATATTCGACACCATCCCAACCGCAGTTTGCTTTCTTCACGATCTTTGACAGATCATCAATAAAGTCTTTCATATCTTTCTGTCGGTCAGTGTACTCGGACTCAGGAACTTCTACATAACCTTGCTGGAGTAGTACGTGCCTGTAAGTGTAGTTCTTCATATGTTTTCCTCCTCGTCATCATCATCTAAATCATCATCTTCATCATCTAGATCCCAGTCGTCATCTTCCCAGTCATTACCTATGACCGAAGCGTAATCATCGCATTCTTCATAAGGCTTGTCTAATTTACACTGTCCGGCAAATCCACCCCTTTTAACAATGTAGGGGCATGACCAGTCATTTATTGGGCACCAATACTTACACATCTTTTTCCTCCTCGCTGACAATTATTTTACAGGTGATTTTGTCGTTTAAAGCTTCGTCAAGTTCTCTCTTAAGTCTTGAAATCCTTCTATCAACCATTTCATTATACATCTCAACAGCTTCTTCGTAAGTGTCAGCATACTCTCTTAACATCCAGTACACTTTTTCCGCTTTTAATAACTTAGTTGTCCCTTTCTTATATGGGCAGAACATATGATTCTTTGAGGATACTTCGCCTTGTATTGGGAGACAAATTATATCATGTTCGTAGCCATCAGATACATGATACATTAATGCATAGATAGGTTTATCCTTAGGTGGATTATCTGTACGCCTATATTTCATTTATTTTTCCTCCTTTTGGTTTTGCTTTTCTCTTACGGTGTATATCTTGCCTTCCTGATCAAGGATTTCATATTTTTCCATAAACTCACTCATTTTGACCTCGTCTGATATAACTACTTTATAGTGGTTTTCGTATGCTACGGGTTTCGTTTCAACTGCGCCCCATAAACACCCAGCAACAATCCATAAGTTATTTCTCCTTTTCTTTTTTGTTCAAAGACGACTTTGATTTAAATTGATTCGGCGGACAGCAATCGTCTGTTCTTCCAAATACTCTATTGCTTTAGCCTCATCAAATCCCTTACATTCCAAGGCTTTTTTGCATGCTGCCAAACCAATTCCTGTCTCATTATGTAATTTTATTATCATTTTTCGCTTTTCTTCCTCATTCATAATTTAAATAAAAATCTCCTTTGATTTAAATTTATCTCAAATATTCATACTTAGCACCGCACTGTGTACAAATAAACGGGCCGTAGGGAGCTTCTGCATCATAGACGCAGCTCTTTAAGTCATCATACAGATTTTCTTCGAAATCTCCAAACTCGTCAGTGATTACATCTACTCTCAGCACTTGATGAGCATAAAATTTATCGTTCCCACATTTACATTTCATTTTCTTTTTACCCTTTCTTCTTAGGATTATAAAATTCGAACCTCTCATTTATATGATTCCACCGGATAAATCCGTCTGAATACCCATCCATAGCATCTTGTAAATCATATCTATTCTTGATACAACAAAGGATTAAATCATTTGCTATTTTCCCTGTCATTCGCTTCTTGTGATGCAACAAATCTCTTTGAACATACTCAAACACATCCTGTATGTTTAAAAGTGCTTTTAGATATCCTCGACAATAGTCTCCAGACAATCTAGTGAATCCAGTAACTGGGCAACGCATTTCTTCATCAATTCTTTTAGAGGGCTCTGAGTTAGACATAGTATTAATTTTCATAATTAGTCTCCCTTCTTTAAATATTAGATAATCGATATCTATTTTACTTGGGTTTGATCATTTTAATATTTATTCCGCTTGCATTATCTTGCCTTATCCACTTTTTTCCAAGTTTGATATAGTGCATAGGCAAGTGGCTTGCGAACGAATTCAAGCCGTAGAGCTCTTTCATATTCTAGTTCAAGAAGTTTAATTACCTTTTGGAATGTCATCATTAATCTCCTTTCATCTTTGCTCCGCAGTTGGGGCAAAACTTACCTTCGTCACAAGGCACTTTTCCGCATCCAGAACAGTGAGGTATATTAAAGTTGATACCGTTGATCATTGTCGGTCTTATCCACTCCGCAGTCACAGGCTCTGCTTCGATAGTAGCAAGTGCTTCCGTAAAAGCTATCGCACTTTTCAAACCAAGCACTATTCCGTAAGCGATGCTTTTTCCATTGGTTCTTCCACAATACAGCGGTTTGCATCCCTCAATTTCGTCCCTGAGATGGGCTACAAGCTTGTCCGCATAATTTTTTTTACATTCTTTCACGATCTTCTCCGCAATCCGCTCCATCAGCTCTCGGGTGCTCCATTTCTCGATGTCCGTTCCTCTGACTACCAATTTAGAAAGGAGACAACCATTTTCCGGATGCTGATACACCAACCAAGGGTTATTGATTAGCATCTCTAATTGGCTTCCGCAGAACGGACACGGCAGCAATCTCTCGTCACTCATCACTTATACCTCCCCCATGCACAGCGATCACAGTCTCCCGGACACATATTGTTATTGATTGCTCGTTTGCACATCTTTTCATATTCAGCCATACTTATCTCACTGGTTTTAATTAACCCAATCCTTTTTAACAGCCTTATAAACCATGAATCTTTTCGCTCACTCATCTTTCTCTCTATACTCCTCTCTTACATAGTCACCATCAAGTGGTGAGAGTTCCATTTCCTCTTCGGCCTCATATTCATCATCATAGATTGACCTCTCTTTCCATTCAGCTTTACCGATCACCAATTCCGCCCTCCAACTTCTCTATTCCTTCATGCACTCGGTAACATTCCAACGCCTTTAACAGAGTGTCCTTCATCTCATCAGACCAACCAAGGATTCTGAGCTCTCTCATAACTCCTTCGTAGTCATTTGTCTTTTTAAATGCATTTTCAACGACCATTATTAAACACATTGCACGAGATATTTTTCGTCCAAATTCTTCGTTATATTCTTTGATTGTCATTGTCGCCCTCCTCGCAACCAGCAGGCTGATATGGCTTCAAAATAATAGTTCCATCATCTTCGTAATAGATTTCCATTGGCTTTCCTTCTACATTCGATGTTCTAAATGCTTTTAACCTTATTTCTCTAGGGATAACAATTCTCCCTAAATCATCAAATCTTCTAATTGCTGCTGTTGATTTCATTTTTTCTCCTTTCCAGATCATCAAAACAAGTCATGATGAAGTTATATCCCCACATATTTGCTGGCTCAAATCTTCTATCGCCTAACGCTTTCCATTTATTCAGAACGCTTTGAAGGTAAATCATGATATCCTTTACTGAGATGGCGTCCACGGTGGGTGCGTTCTCGATATCTTCTACATCAACTACGAACCAGTTACACCCAGGAGCATATTCGCTGATATCACGAGCATCCTTCAATAAATCATCCGCATCAATCAGTCTCATCGCTTCCCCTTTCTCCGTAGCCACAAAAGTGGTTTTTATCAAAATACACACCATCATCACTATCAAACATATCGCAATATTTGGCGCGTTCTCCATTTATTGTCATAAAAGAATGTATACAATCCTTACACCTAACCACTTCCACGGCATCTACCGTAGGAGCATCTATCAAATCAAGATACGGGATCATTCTACGACCATCTACAACGATGCTTTTTAATGCCAATGCTTTTCGGCTTATTAAATCGTGTTTTCCGCTCCAAATAATATTCTTAGCCATCGCTTCTCCTTTCTCCGTAGGAACAGAAATCTTCAAACCTCATATACTTTCCAAAATAGGAACATAGACAACCAATGCCAACATCAGAAATGTGGTACTCACAATTCTTACACCGCACCACTTCCACAGCATCTACGGTGGGTGCGTTTCTGATATCCTCCAAAAGAACCACATCTGTCCAATCGTTTACTTTCCTTACTCTTCCATCTGCAAAAACTTTCCTCTTACGCTCCACTATCTTCGTTACCTTCAATATATCCGCATCAATCAATCTTCCCATTTCCTGTCCTTCTCCGTTTTGTTATGTAGTTATCTTCTTTGTTCTCATGCATTTCTTACAAACATACACCCACTGATGATAAGAAGGATATTTGGGATGAAATTCGCACACATCATAATGGCCTATACATTCCCATTCATGTTTACAAAACCATGAACGTATAATATCAATTATCTTTCCCATTTTCATCCTCCTTATATATAGACAAAACAATGTGGGCAAGTTCATCTTCAATACAGGTATATATTCTTTTTACAGTCCAATCTCCATATGCATAAATTGCATAGTCAACAGGGCACTCCTCAATATCACAGCATTTCTGTGCGTCCCAAACAATTGCGAATGTAATATCCCCGCGGACACTGTATAACACTGATTCGAGTTCGCTTAGCTTCATAAAAATACCTCTACTTTCGTTTCTTTGTTATTTTCTTTCCGGTAATATACATTTTAGAATACTGATTTATCTCAAACATGATATCAACCATTTATTTTCCCTTCTGCTTTAAATCTCGTGGATTTTTCATTTACATCAACTCCTTATATCGTGGTATTACAAATCGGTCGGTGTAGTCTTCGTCGAATTCATTACCCCAAACAAGCACTTCTACATCTTCCTTATTCTCTTCATATGGTCTGATCATGCAAATGTCTTGTATACAGACTCCGTCTGCCCATAAGCAAATGGCAATCTCAGGAGGTTCTCCGTCATAATCATATCGTTGTACAACAATTTCAGTTCCATTTGATAATTGAATTTTAGATGTGAAAATTTCCATATTTATTTACCTCCTTTTACAATTAAAGCTTTATTTGCTTTGAATGTATTTCAACCTTTACTCCATCCGTCCCAATATGGAACGTATGCGCCACCAAACATGCAATCAACAACCCAGTGATCGTTTTCTGGGTATATATTATAATCCAGTAAATAGTCACCTATTTCATCAAAAATAACATTCTTGATCTCATCGGCGATTTCTTTTGTTCTAACATCTATAATTGAACTTCCAGTCTCACTCCACATTACCGCATGATATAGTAAATTATAAATGTATTGTTTTGCATCGCTGTCAACCGATTTCTCATATTCGTCAAGAACATGCTGCATATAACTCAATTGAAATTTTGACAATTCCTCATAGGTCTTTTCCCATTCATTTCTATTCAACGACTTATTCAATTGCTCTTCATACTTATCTATTTTTTTGTTATATTCATTAAGAGTCATTTTTTTCTCCTATCTTTTTAACCCGATAATAACACCAAGTTCCATCTGATCCGTAGTGCAAATCAATGGCTTTGTGAGAGGCATCAAAATACACTGTACAGGGACGCTCCTCCCAAAATTCATCGTTTTGTACATAAGCCTCTCTTCCGGCCAGCTCGCACATTTTTTCATATGCTTCCTCTTCTGTTCGAAATCGTCCATAAGGAACTTCGCTATCTCCCCATGAATAATCTATCTTGATAGTGTACAATTTATTTACCTCCTTTTACGATCAAAGAAATTTTTGATTTAAATCTCGATAAGGTTCGCAGTTCGGTTTCCAGGCAACGATTTTTACCTTGACATCCCCATCATCCAACGACCACCACCAATCATTGTCGCACCGGTAAGCAAAGCCATCGCAATAGGGTTGTTTATCATACCAACCTAAATAAGTAACTTGAACATCTTCTTTGTCTTCTGGGTATACTCCAGAGCTTACCGGGATCCATCCATTGTTATCCATATTAAATTTAGTATCATTTTCTCCTTCTTTTACGTGGTAGCATTCTTTTTTGTTATCAAAGAACTCAATTACTTCATCAAGACCCACTATATCTTCGTAACCATTTTTTCGCTTAACGCGATAGTATGATACATAATCATGAATAACTCTCCCATGAAGAATTGGTTTTGTTCCTTTTCTCTTATATGCAGCCCATTTGCCTACTTTATTACCGCCTCTTTCATATACTTCATATCCATGGTTTTTAAGGTAGACAATACAAGCATGAATAGTTTTATTTGTCTTATCATCCATCATACATACCCCTTAATTCGTCATTTTAATATTCGTCGTTATCTTTCTTCCAAAGCCAATTCAATCCCCAAAAGCCAAAACAAATCACAATGCCAGTTGTATCAATGATTGCAGAAATAGGGAAAATAAAACTCTTTGGTTCATAATAAAAGGTTAAACGACCAAAATAACTTTCGCTAAACTTGCACTCTTTCACACTAAATCCTCCGTCTAAATCCACACTTTTATTACCATTTATTCCACTCGTTTGTAACAATTTTTACTGCATCATAAATGTTTTCATATTCTCCATCAATGTTTATATATTCATCATCAACAAAGATGTTAAAGATATAGACCAATTTACCATCAATATCTTCATAACTAATTCCGATACTTTTATTATTTTCCACATGAAATTCCCAAATACCAGAATCAACCGCAAGTCCTTCAAGCGGAATTTCCATTGTAAAAATATTTTCCATTTCTTTAATTGTCATATACAATCACCATCTAAAATCATTATTTTATTAGTAAAAGTAAAGAACTCCATCATAACTATTTGGTGTAAGTTCTTCAACTTCCCATTTGCTATAATCTTTTTCTTCAATTTCTCTTTTTGATTGTAATTTCTTAAATGCCTCTTTTCTATTATAGGCATATACAACTGCATATTCTTGTGTTAATCCACACATTAAATACCACCATTTCATATCTAAATCCTCCATGTTAAAATCACTCTTTTATGTGGTTAGTTGGAAACAAGTCTGGATAATGTTTTTCATAAAATTCCGTCATGTCCTCTTGAAAACCTGCTCCAATAATTGTAAACCCTCTTCTGTCTAATTCATCTCTAACATCGTCCGCAAGGTCAAATCCGTCACATTCGCAACCAACAACAATGTCAAGACTAATTTGAATAACTCTTGATTTATTTTCCATAGTTAAATCCTCCGTTATAAAATCGTCATTTTATTAACCGATATTGACATACCACCAACCAGTATATCTATCAACTTCTCCGTTTCTTTCATCCTCAATAGGGTCATAATATCCAGTATTAACAAGAATATTTTCTCCGTGTGCCTTATACAAACACTCAAACATATCTGCCAAAGCATCTGCAACTTCTTCTGTCTTGCATAGAATTTCGTCACCAGTAGTCCAAATATCTCCTTCGGAATAGTCACGCAATCTATCTGTAATATCTTCGAACCAATTAACTTTTTTCATTAAGTACGGCATACATAGTAACCTCCCTATAAAATTATCCTATTAATACTCTGGCTCATACTCATTCATCAGCCAACCTACACCCTTACTATGGTGTTCATCGAACCAATGCCAAATTTCTTCTCTATGAGTTCCCTTATCCCAACCTTGCCAATCAATGTCTAAACATTCATTTTCATCAACCGGAACATCTTCCAACTCATCCCACATTTCTTCAAGAAAATCATCGTCATATTTATGATAGATATTCATATAATCTTACCTCTTAAAATTGTGTTTTTATTTTTCTTTTTTAGAATCTGTACCACTCAATACGCTAACCGCCCATTCATCCATATGACCATACTGTGATACCTGCGAAGCAATATGAATAATATCTATTAATTGCTTTTTATTTTTTCCATTTACACCAACATTTGCACCAACATCCTCAATATATTTGTATAAAGCATTTGACAATGTTACTAACTCCCCAGATGTAAACTCAATAATAGCACCACTTGTTATAAGTTTGTCGTCCCCATTTATAATCTGTTTTATTTTTGCCATATTATTTTCCTCCGTTTAAAATCATTATTTTATGCTATGTCAAGTTCGCTCTTTACATTTTCAATCGCTTCTTCAAAACTGTTTGCTCCTACCCAAAATTCCATACTTTCGATTTCTTCGTTGCTTTCAATAGTAATTGTCACTTTATAATCGTTCATAATAATATCCTCCACTTAAAACCACACTTTTATTAGTCAAGTTCAAACAATTCGTTTATATGCAATGCGGTACATTTGTTGCACATAACAATATCAATAAATCTATTGCTTGCTGTTATACAAGGATTCAAAATTTTTCCGTAATACTTTACAGATTTATTTGTTCTACAAAAATGACAACAATAACCTTGCCGTTCTTTAATAGGCATCAACTTAAATTTTGCCATTGCCAATCCTCCGTCATATAATCACTCTTTTATATGCTTACTTTTATATTTTTAGGTTTAACCATTCCGTATTTCCAGCAATAACCTTGTGCTTCGTGATATTCCACCACACCATCACCTTTAGTTATTTTATATGTAGTTTCTCTCTTATTTTTTATTTGCTCATTTACTTCTTTCTTTGTTGTAAATTTACCTTTATAAATCCATTTGCCAAAATCCCAAGGATTCCAAAAATAAAGCTTATACATATTAAATACCTCTTAAAATCGTCACATTATCTGCAATATTTGTTATAAAACACTTCAATTTCTTCTTCTGGCATTTGAGACAAAACTTCTTTAATTTTATCGTCCTTGCACTCTATTACAACATCGGTTATAGGATAACCCAAAAAATCTTCCAACTCGGAAACAGAAGCCTTTTCATTCATATATTGTTCTACTGTTTTTTCCGTATCAACACTCACTTCTATTGTCATTTCCTCAATCAAATCCAATATATCGCCTTTAGAAACAACATCGTGCGAAAATGTTTCATTTACCACATCATAAAATTCATTTGCATTAAGCACCTTCATAGTCAAACCTCCCTATAAAATTGTCCTTTTAATTGTTATACAAAACATCTCTTAAAGAGAAAACCTCATAAGCTGTCTGGTTATATCTCTTTACTGTTTCCTTTGCATAAGGCTCTTCTTCGTATGTCTTATCTGCCATAAATGCCAACATATCATGTACTGCAAACAAGACTTGCTCAACATCTTCTCCATAAATTCCATGCTCATTCAAAATGCTTTCAAATTTTTCTTTCATAATAAATCCCCTACTTAAAATTACATCTTTAACATCCGTATCCTGCATCAAACATTGATTCTTTTAAGTTTGCCATATCAGAATACATTACGTTTTCTTCGTCTGTACAATCATCCTCAGCTGGTGCAAGGTTTAATAATGTTTCAACTTCTTTGTATAATGCTTCTAATCTTTCTTTCATTTTGCTTTCCTCCGCTTAAAATTACATTTTTATAATCTCTTTAATTTCTTCTAGATAGTTAATTACTTGACCATAACTCAACCCAAACTCTTGACTATCTGTAATTCCATCCGCTTCTCTTAAAATCTCTTTAATCTTTTCTATCTTTTCTTTTTCATTCATCTTCTTCGTCCTCAAAGAAAATCAATATTAACAGTAACCGCATCATTAGAAATCAGGTGTAGTTTTGCACAAATATAATCAGAGTCATTGGGTGGTTGCCTTACGTCATCAATCCAAATCGTCATGTTAACCTCCAATTAAATTTTTTCTCTTATTTCCAATATGTTTTACGACATCCTTGCTCAGGATCTCTGTAGCTCTTGCCATCACAATCTTCATAAGTTCCCTTATACGAAGCAGATACAAGCTTCAGTGGATATTTAAGTTTGTCAATCTGTTTATCACAACAGCCAATATCAATTCCTCGGCAACGATTATTCTGCTCACAGGTTTTTCCTCGCTCTAAAATGTCTTTCATGGTAGACGGGTACTCGTCACCATCGTAAATCATTCCTTCACACTTGTTCCAGTATGCAAGAATGCCATACAAATCAGCTTCATGATCTGTATCATAAAATACATATCCATAATCAAAATATGTATCTTTAATAAAGCCACCGCCGAATTCTTGTGGAATCAGAATCTTATAAATATCTCCACATGTCAAATTACTTCTCTTTGTGGTCTTATCTGCTCTCATCCATGAAAAACTTCCCATCTTCGAATCCTCCTTTTTTAATCGACGTTTATACGATATTCATTCCGATGATGATGCCAATCCCAATGATCAAAACCAATTTCGTGGCGAAAGACAAGGTAGAAATGATAAACTCCGCAATCCTCTCATTCTCACGTCTCTTTGCTGATCCATTTGCTCTCATTTCCATAATCTGTAATCCGTTGTTCATGTTTTTTCTCCTTTTCATGTTTATAGACTCTCGGAATCTTTAAGCCTTTATTTATGCGGCTTCTGAGAGTCCTTTTTTATTTTTTCTCCACCTTTTTTTCAAAAAGCACTTGACAAACGCCTCAAAAAAT